TTAAACCTTCGGTACCCTCCCCGTTAATCGTAGTACCTCCAGCTTACGTTGAAGATCCAATTGCCACTCATGATCATCCGTAGCGCTCGCCAGTCTGGATTGATTATCGATCATCAGACAGTCCCAACAATACCAAGCGTTCTCCCGTAAGCAGTACTGCAGTTCCTTGGCTTCTTCGAGTGTAAGAGGTCCGGTCATATTAATATGAAAGATCTCTGCCAAGCGTAAATGTACCGATAACATATGAATCACCCTCCTGTATCATCTTTCTAATACATCATATGCCAGTGTATCAGAAAGATGATACGAAAATGAGGATATTGATACATTTATTTATGTGATGTATACTTTTGGAAAAAGGAGGCTTGTCCGTGATCAAGAATAACGTCAAGGACATCATGGACCGGCAGAATAAAGGGATTAGAGGAACTGCGAGGGAGACCGGTTTAGCCATCAATACTGTGTCGGGGCTATACCATAATACGTCCAAACGCGTGGACTTTGAGACGCTGGAGAAGCTCTGTAAGCACCTAAAGGTCAGCATCGGAGAACTCATTGAGTACATAGAAGACGAAGAACCCCCGTCAGCATAATTGCTGATGGGGGTTTAATTATGTAGTGACCCGAATTACATTGTCGATCTTAATCCAATTATAATCATTCTCCATCTTGAACTTGATCTGTCGCAGTTGTCTATCAACAGCTAACACAACGCCTCTAATTTTAGTATCCTGTCCTGAATCAAACAGGGTTATTGTTATCTGCTCATTGTATCTCTTGGAATAAGTAAACAAATGATCAATCAGTTCCCACTCTTGCGCATCGAGAATTGGCTTACTGCGCAGGCTCTGTGCTCTTTCATCACTGATGATGCGTATTTTGTGCTCAGGTAGCATCATTCTGCTACAGTCCCAAATGCTTTCTAGTTTTTTCACCATGATGTCTAGCCTCCCTAATAATCTGTCCAATAATCTATATTAATTCCATCTATCCCCCATGATATCGCTGCTGGCTGATCATTTATGCGCTCCCATCCTTCCAATACTAAGGCGGTTTCTGGTTGCTTTCCACTTTGCCACTGAATGTATGACTCATCGGCTAACTCTTGAAGACCTGCCCTTATTTTGCTTGAAGTCCGACCGCTCTTATTTTCTAGTTGTTCCATTGTTGGCATGTAACCGTGATGTACAGATGAATGCCGCATGATCATCAACAGTTTGCGGGCAGTGTCGCTAAGCATAACGCTGATCCTGTACAGGTTGCCAAGCAAGGATATTGGAGACTAAGAAGACTCTGGGTGCACGTGTTGAAAGGCAAGTGGCTCGAATCCTGCCATCACGGATACCAAGAACCTCAATTTTACGCTGCGTGATTTTTCCGGTTTTATCCTCATATACGATTTCTACCGTCTGGCCGATGCATATTTTCATGTGATCGCCTCCATAAATAAGAACATTTGTTTGTATTATATGCTTGATACTCAATTTTTAGCAATGGTTTGATTTGCCATGAAATAAAAAAAACCGCCGACCACTTAGGGTTGACGGGTTAGTTCTGCTCTGAATTCAAATCTCTTCCGCATAAAACGGGAGCCGGATATCTTTATTGATTCCGGGGTAAAGCCCTCCACTATACCACCATAGTCCATTAGGTGCCCAATCGGATCAGGCGCGAGTCGGAACCAGACAGATACATTAGACTGAGCCAAGGCAGCCGTAAGGAAGTCTGTATCGTTCTCAAGGACTTTATATGTATGGCTCATAATATGTCTCCTATGTAAGCACATCGGTAAGTGTGGTTAGGTAAAACAAGATTATCATTTAAGACTAAATTGATTCAGTGGTTGAATTTGAAGGCTTAGTCTTCACTTTGCTTGTTCTTTTTTTGGGTTTGGCAGTACCTTTTATTATTTTTGTAGCTTGATACCACATTATGTAGCCACTAAGCGCAGCGACGGATAGCGCAAAACACAACCAAACCCAAATAGCTACATCAAAGGCAAACGTTTCTGAAGCGGAGTTTGCCCAAAATAGCACTAAAGCAATTGAGATGAAAAAGAAGTAAATAAAGGACATGATTGGAGTCCACACTTTTAATGCAAGATCTTTCACTGCAGTTGGTACTAGTTGATCGGCTGTAGGATTCATTATTCAAAGTACCTCCCAAATAAGTACTTAAACCCATAAATCGATCCAAACAACCCCATTGAAAGAACAGCTCCCAAAATAGATATTTCTTTGGAAATAACGTCAAGGCCTAAGGAAAAAGTAAATAGAACAAATAATAACCCTAAGACAACGAGTGCTCCCGTAGTCACAAATTCATAATTTTTATCCTTTAAAATTCTCGGCATAATATCAGCACCCTCCCTTTCTCGGGACTTAATATCTGCTTTGCTTTTTGTGCTTATCTTATATTCAAACGGCAACTCTACAACATCGCCGGAATGTTCAATTACAAACACTTTATTAATTTTAATGTGATTTTTTTTAACATTCACATCAAAATTAATATTTTTAATGTTCTGTTTCTCTAGAAAACCTGATTCTTTAAACCTTCTGTTAATAATCTCAGCTACAAATTTGTCCTGATCACTAGGACAGGAAGATGCAGATAGCTCTTTATTTTGCTTACCTAGATTATATGTATTAAATTCATCTGAACATATAACCGCCATCTACATCTCCTCCTTTAATAAAAATTTAACAGGGTACCTAGAAAGAATCTTGTTTTTGTGTACAACTTCAAAATAAACCGTTCCTTCCACAGTGACAGGAAATTCGCTAAATCCTACGTGATACACTGAAATACTATCGTATTCTTTAAACGGGTAATTAAATGGGTCAACTTTAAATTCTAATTCTTTCCCTCGAACTCTTATAGATAACTCTTCACCATCATCTTCTTCTTCACCTGATACCCCAACGACAAAACGAATGTCTTTTTCTAATTTTGTTGGTACCTGGTTTAGTATTCGTTTGTCTAAAATTTTAACCGCCGTTAGATCAAAATTACCTTCAGTTTCTTTGTGATGGATGACCTCTTCACAGACAAAAGCATAAATTAACCTCAACATATAATTCTCCTTGTACTAATTATTAACCATCTATTACGTACAACATACCATATTTTTCCTTGATCTGTCGAGTTTCATAGTAATATATACCTATAGTACTAGACATGAAATCTTCACAAATTAATGAACTACAATTAAAATTGTTTAACTCTTCCCTTGTAAAAAAAAAGTGGCTAGACAATAATACAACTATAAATAGTAAAAAAGCCCACCAGCCGAAGCCAGTGGGCAATCATTATTCCTTCGTCAAAACTATCGCCTTATACTTCAGGTAAGCATCCTCAACTGCTGCGCGGATTTCCTCAGTGGATACCTTTATTCCTTTGGCTGCCAATTGATCTGAAGAATAAAGAAGCGCCTGCTGCAGCTTCTCTTCTCCGCCTAGATCCTTGTAGACTGTCTGAGCAAAGGCAAAACCTTCTGAGGCAATCTTATGCAGGAGTTCCCGCTGAGATACCGATAGTTTTGCATCAAACCATGAATTTGCCTTTTGTTGTAGCAACGCTACTGCTCGTAAAATTACTGTAGCCAATACACCGACAATAGCCAATGAAACGGCAGTGATATATGGTTGAGCTTGTTCAATAATTGGTTGCATGGTTATTTACCCTCCAATCTTGTGATGAGAAATCCAGCTGTATACAAAACCTTAAGCATCCGGTAAAAGTCATAACTTCCACCCGTTGGTGTGTCTACCAATCCCGCATCAAATGCAGCTTGTACGGCTGGTTTCGCCCATGCAGGTACTTCTTTGATTACTGACTTGTCTTCCAATGACTTGACCGCAGTAGATGTATTGAGAAGCGTTTGGCCTTGCTCTTGGATAGCCTGCTTAAGCACATCCTTGCTGTTGAGCAGGCTTATTATTGTAGCCGCCAGTTCTTTAACCTCAAGTTCCAATTCCTCAATACGCTTTTTATCCTCTATTGACAATTCGTCCACACTCCTAGTTTTCATTCTTTTCAACTCAGCAGCCACATCAGGTATAAAGCACTTAATAGCCGCCGACCGTGTATTACCATCTCCCCAGAACGCTGTGCCCGGACAGGTTTTGCTGGACTCCCCTGCGGCATAGTCACCTAGCCACGTACCATCTGCTTTATACCAAGCGTGATACACAATAGAGGTGATGTCTGGAGTAATGCCAAGCTTATCGCACAAACAAGCATATAGATGAATCACAGCCACTCTTTGGGCATCGGTCATGGTGTCGCCACCCATGTCAAAATTTCCGATGATTTCTACACACAATGCCCCAGTGTTTGCCCCTGCTATTCCAGCCGGAGTCGAGTTAAGATCGCGATCTAATGAGATAGCGATCTTGCCATCTTCGAAGATTGTTATGTTCTGACCAGTTGCGCTCCAGCCGTTTGTTTTAATATGAAAATCTCGCATACCTTCCAAAGCCTTGAAATGATCCTGTTGAGCTATGCCACCTACAACGCGACGGGTGGTATAGTTTGGAGAGGATGTGTGATGGACCTGTAGCCTCCGTATAGAACGGGTAATCTTTTGATCCGCTAACCAAGCCCGAAACTCACTGAAGTCCAGCAGTAGGAAATAACCTTGTTGTTTCAACAGCCATCATCCTCCTTGTCCTTTGATTCAATTCTTTTATCTAATCGTCTCAACTGCACGAACTGATCGTAGCGTCCAGAGTGTGTCAACCATGCCAAAGAGATCAGTCCACCAGTTGTCCCAATCTGTGCAATGGTCCAGCCTTGCAGTAGCCACTCAGATAATTCAGGACTGGAGAATCCAAACACGACAGATGCCCGAATCAACAAGGCGATCAGCATTTTAAAGGTGTAAGCCCCCAAGAAAAAAAGCATCGCCAGCATGAAGACACTGACGACGCCTTTTTGAAACCTTTCGTGAAAATATGATCTGTGCTTGAACAAGATGTAAATCGCCGACCCAATGGCAATGACATAAAGCAGCAGCAATAAAACATCAATGAATCCCATGGTGATCCCCCTTATCATAAACCAGGTATCGAGCAAAACGATTTCGTTCGATCTCTTCCTGTATTTCTTTTGACGACTCTTTATAACGAAGAATCGTCAGTGCCACCCGGCGAGATGCAATTTCCATCTCCTTCTCTTTCTTTTTATGCCAGGAGAATCGTTTGATTAGATTACTCAACACGTTATCCTCCCCTATCCTGGTCATTGCCGCTGGCAGCAGCATGATCTATTTTCAGTCTTTGTAACACTTCTAGGGTAGGAGCCATAAAGTCGGCTCGTTCTTTATCCAGAATTGCCTGTAGTCGGTCGCGGTCCTCTTCAGCGCGATCTAGCAGTTCTCGCGGTACTAGGTCGCCTTTCATTACTGCCCTCCACTGTAAGATCACAAAAAACAGCAGTACAAGCGCAACCAGATAAGCAAGGCCGTATTTGTCTGCTAGCGGTAACAGTTTTTCTAAGTTCGATACATCGTTACTATTCATTCCCCCGCTCCCTTCTCTCTCTGTTTAGGATACCAATCAACCTCGAATCGGTTTCGAGGGCACAAAAAAACACGCTCCATGTCGGGCGTGCCTTCTACATTACAACTTCTTCTGTTTTTGCCTCAGTCTCTTGTGGCGGTGGTTCTTTAAGCCTTTGGAGATCTGCCAGCGCTTCACAGACCTTGATATCAATTGCCTCAAGGATCTCTTGGTGTCGGCTAGGATGGTGATTTAGAATGACGGAAATAATATCTACAACTTCTTGCACCGGCTGAGTGAGATCGATGGATACGCCGATATTTGTTATTTTCATATGGATCATCTCCTTTCTGTGGAATAAATAAAGAGCCCTCTTCTGAGGACTCACTGTTCTTGGTTTCTTATTGTTGTCCAGTCCAGCCAAACATAGGAGTGAATGTTTCAGTTTTTCCAGTGATCACATTCAATCTGACCGGGACCCTACCGCCGTTGTTGTCATATTCAAACTCTAAGTATCGGTAGGGAGTTGGATAAATTAAGACACTGAAGGCGAAAAGTAGCAGCAGAACTGCAGCTACCCAAACAATAGGTTTCTTCATTACTTTAACAATGCCTCGATCTTAGCGTTGATTTCTTCCAATTGCTTATTGAGATCAATCAACTCCGATTTCATTGTCTCAATCTGCTTTTTGAGATTCTCAACGACTTGTGATTGCTGCTGGCCTAAAGCTCCGTTGTTGGCGAGCTCTTTGGCTAGTTGTTCATGAGTCGGAATTACATCTGATTGGATGCTATTAATTCCTGCTTCCCTGTTTGCAATTTCTCGAATGATTTGATCTCTTTGACTGTTATAAAGCAAAATAAGTTGTGCCTGTGGCGTGGAAAGTGCGCCCTGTTCAGTACTCATAATAATTTTCTTCCCTTCTATGGTGAGGGCTGCCCCAGTTGCTTCTGAAACTGCTCGTACTGTCGCGTAAGCCGTGCCATTAATAATAACAGCATCTGCAATTTTTTCTCCACCTTTTTCAATTGAGAAAAGACCCTGGACCTTTTGTCCCACCAGACTGCCCGGGGCAGCAAATGCAGATACTCCAACTAATAAGAGTGCCCCAGCGATAACCCCCGAGATAATTTTTTTCAAGATCATACCTCCTACTTATTTTCCCTTATAATACCATACGATGGGAAATGGAGTAGGTTTGATTTGTCTCTTAATTCCAAGGCTCACTTGCAAGATAGGTCCAGACTGCGCCAACGGATGACGATACAGAAGAAATCTGCGACTGAAGGGCATCAAGTGCAGATTGCAGAGTGGCTTTAGAATTGGTACTGTACAGCGAAGACCAAGAGTTGAGCCTCACATATCCTGCTGTAGCATGCAAATCAACATTTTGTCCTGAAATTGTTGCATTCCCAAAAGCACTTAATATCAATCCAACAGCAGGAGAATTATAAATAGTAGACTCATTTCCATTTGCTAGGAACCTGATCTTACTTACACCGCCATCATAAGCCGGAATCAATATTCCACTGTTCGGATCAGAGTAAACTCCAAATGCTATAGATGAAGGATCGATCTCCACTCGCGGATAAATACCAGGTGCAGCTGTCCGGATCTTCGCCCCCGTTATGGTCCCAGCGTAAAAGTCTGTCTCATATACCGAAGAAGCCTCGATCAAGCCAGTCAGTGTTATCGACCTCGCCACTACATCACCGTTCATGTAAACACGGAATGGTGCTGAATGAAAATCCGAACGCCCCGCAGCTATCCCGTTAAGATTGATCTGAGTAACGTTCTCTCCCTCACCGATCTTCATCTCTACAAAGTTACCAAGAATCCCAACAACAGCCGGAGCTGAGACTCCATTTGCGGTTATTGCCGTCATAGCCGTAGCGCCGCCGTCTCGAGTAACAATGATTCCGTTTGATGTCATAATGACTTGATCGAGAGCATTAACAGTAGACTGAAGTACTATCCCTCTACCGTCATACTTAATCTCTGTCTTAGATGCGTTGATGTCGATAACAGCCTGTTTCGCAAATTCCTCGAAAGCCGAAGCACGAACCCGACCTCCGGATAACAGATCATTTAGAATCTGTTTGCTCCGCTCGAGATCTGCCAACACCTGCGTATCATCCCGCATCTGATAATTGGAGAGAGTAGCCTGGCTATGTTTATCCATGGAGAAAGGATATTCTGTAAGTTCCATCACCCGGCAGCTCACTCTCTGTAACTCTATATCAGGGTCATAAGCATAAACCGTATCTCCTAATCTCTGTTGTTGCTCATCTGGATCAATCTTATAGATATCTGCCGCACTAACACCAATCTCAAACTCTGGCATCTCCTTCTTGCGTAGAGCCTCCCGAGTGGCTATTAGCAATTCTTCTGGATCTTCAATGTTTTGATCGATCATTTCTCCGTCATAAAAGATGTTGACGTTATTGGTCCAGTATTGAGCATAAGGTGAGATCAGGTAATTGACAGTCAGTTTGTTGTCTACGATTGCACCAGGGGCGGACTGCAGAAGACTGCGCTCTTCGGTGGTCAGGAAGTCAGCAGATATGCCAATGAATGTCCGACCGTCCTTCATCTGCGAGAACATCCGAGTTGTCAGATTCGAATTATCATCCTTGAAACTATCACTGATGATATTCTTACGGATCCGGTACTCAAAGCCATCATCGCTGCCAATACGCTTGTATAGGTGAATCACAGTATTATCCGGTTCAATCTCACAACCATAAAGATTGACAGCGTCCTGCAATGCTGCCAGCGCCGTGGTCGCTCCCCAGTCTTTTACGTCTCGGAGATCGAAAGTATTGTGCAGAACAAAGGTGTACACATAACCAGTTGCGGCGCTAATCTTATCTAACAACACACTAATATGAACACCATACGCCTCATCGATATATTGATCATACGGAATCTTGAAGTCGATCATCTTAAACATGATATGTGTGCAGAGAACTTGAGCGCTGATTATCTTGTTGTTACGATCCCGGGCGCGTGATTGAACGACATAAAATTGGCCACGCTCGTCTTGAACGTGGCCTTTAGGTATTATCTTTTCTTTGTAGTCATCGCTCGTCATCGGAACGGTGAAGGAGATTTCATAATCGCTATTAAGTCGACGTCGGCGTTGAACGTCGGTGCACTGGACTAGTAAGCCAGTTGGGGATCGGTTACGGTCAAAGGATTTAAGGTGCTTTTGCATGTTGTAGGCTCCTTTCATGAAACAAAAAAACCGCGCTCAATTTGGCACGGTTGGTTGTGAGTCTCCAAGACTAGGCAAGTCATCGTCAGGTTGAATTATTGAAACCAAGACTGCCAGCAGAGGAGGAATGCAAGAAGATATTATAAGTGCGACTTTATATGCAGTCCCACCCAAGAAGAATAACTTATATATAAACATGAAAAACACCACAAGATGAATAAAGAAATTTATAAAGAACTCAATAATTAAATCAAACACTAGCCACAATACCTTCTTAATTATGCCATCAGGAAATCCATTAACATAATCCAACCAGGTCCATTTGACTCCTCCCCAAATGACCCTCCCACTTAGTGATATTCCATTTTGTACACCATGAATCATGGAGAGATCGCTGTCTAACTTAGTAAAACTTTCAGGGAATCTTTGGGCAAAATCAGTGTCTAAAACCTGTATTTTCAGCGTCCCTCCTTCTTTAATAAAGTAATTTGTCATTGCCCCATAAACTACTAATCCAAGAAGAATAAAACTTAATATACTTGCCACTACATTTCTTTGAGCATACCACATCCATTAATCTCCCCCAATAATCATATGGAACAATAATACGATATATGGGATATAATTCCTATAGAAAAATCAGAAATTTTAATGGAACAAAAAAGAGCCTTCGGAATGATCCGGCAGCTCTTTTTTCATGTCCATTTTCGGTTGTCCAGTAGTGAACAGTATAGTCCTACTGTACTTTATACTTTTGTATTTGTACCGAATCTATTGTAAAACTACCACCTCTAAATACTGCTGGAACAATCATCAGAAAATTAACGTCATCATCAATGTAGATCTTCTGAGATTTCTCAAAACGGTTAATTGGAAACTTATAGACGGTGTTCTCTGATATTTCCTTCGTGTTTTTACCAGTCCAGTAAATAGTCATATAATCGTGGATATAACCGCCTTGGATGTTTAAATTAACCTCTGTCACAATTCTGTCATCGTTCAATAATTCGTCATGAACTTTGATAATGGACGGCGCTTGAGGGATGTTTTTAAAAGTATTCTTCGTCAAAGAAACGCTATTTTCGACTAGCACTTCTTCCGCACCATAAAATTTGCTTGATACCGGTTCAGAAGACTTCACTGATTCGACCGATGTTCCAAGATATCTGCCTAAGCGATACTCTGACATTTCCGTATTGATATTATAAGCAAAGAAATAAACGCTGTAGAATAATATGATCGCAAACGCAGAAGCAATTACCATAAATCCATAACGGAAACAACGTTCAAGTAAACCTTGCCACTTAAATAAAAATTCATTTGAGGTTAAGACTTCTCTTTTCTTGAAAAGATCGACAACCCTTTCTAATAAAACCCCTACAAGTATTATCACAAATGGTATTGATGGATAGACATATCTGGGTAACCCATGAAACGGCATGTTCATCAATGTAAATGCTATAGGAAAGCATGATAAAAATAGAACTTCTTTTCGACATTTTTTCAACAGAAAAGGAATGGCGATAACACAAGGAACAATTATTAACTGTTGCAATGCAATAAGCGGCCTAAAATACTTGAACGGATGCACTAGGCGCTCGTCCCAAAGATCACCCCACATGTATTGAAAGAATCCAAAAATTCTCCATTTGTAGTAAACTGCAGGGTTTGGCGTTAGGTTACTTTTCAAAACATTCTCTAAAGACTGATTATTAGTAGCTGCCATATCAATAAAGTATGGCACTGCTCCCCAAACCTTAGGACTGTACCCTGCGTCCGAAAACAATATAAATTTGTCAAACGTTACCCAGTTACGAATCCACCACGGGAGCATAAATAATATAATGATCCCAATAAATACAACTATATTTCGTATAATACTTTTCTTGTCCCTCCTGCCATATACCAATAAAAATAATATTGCAAGGGCTGCAAACGGTAAGGCCAAAGCTCTGATGTGAGTAGCACAAGTCAAAATGGCTGCGGATAACCCAAGTAAATAGATATTATTATTCTGAAGGCTCTTTAAGAAAAAATAAGTAAATGCCAAAAGCAAAGTCATAAACATTTGCTCTGTGAGCATGCGATCAATATTGTATAATAACCCCGGATAGATTGTTGCTAAGGCAAGTGCTATAAACATATATACCTTTTTGATTTTTGTTAGTTCAAGAATTTTATAAATCAAGAACAATGAAACAATACTCAAAAGCACTTGTGAAATTAACACCGCTTTAGTTGATTGTCCAAATAAGAAATATATTATTGCAATAAAAACCGGGTACCCCGGCTGTAATTTTGGTGTTGGGACAACCTCGGTAATTCCGTTAAACATATCTCCGTTAATATCAAAGGTTAGAGTACCATATTTCAAAAGGTTCTCGGCGGCATAATGGTATGTTGTTTCATCCCCCCAAATTATTTCTCTCGAAGTGTCCGCTATATTAAATCTCATAATAATTGCGAATACAAACACCAACAATAGAATTGAATAGTAAATCAGGTTTTTTCTGGTCATTTCAGAGTAAACACCTCGTATTTGGTAAAATTTACGCTCAGTTATTTCAAACCAAGCGTAAACTTAACTTAATTTCCTGTCAATGCTCTAAGTGGTAACCAATCTGTTCCTAATACGTTCCCGGCACCAGCAGTCATTCGCTGGTACCCAAAAACAACATATTTGTTCGGAGTTGTTCCTGATTGAACCGGTGTTGATTCATACACGATTTTTCCGATATCCGACGGCACCCAACTTGTACCTGTTGGTGTTCCTGTCGTATAAGTCTGTCCATTGTAAAGGAATTTTCCGTTTTTAGGGTAGTAAATAGGCAATAATTCTTTCCCTGATAAATATTCGCCGGTAACGTTCGACCCCAATGAAACAGATGCTATTTTAGAATTTGGGCTTGCTAAAGACACTTCATGCAGACCTCTAACAGATATGTGGCTTGCATTTTGTGCTGTCAACATCGTCGCTGTATTTATATCAGCATTTGTACCATCACCCACTGACGTATATCCATTTATGATAAGGGTTGAAGCGTACACGTCCATCGCTGTTGCAATAGATCCTTCACTTGCACAACCGATCATTGTTATACCTTTAGACGATATATATTCATAACCGATTCGTGCATAGTCAGCAGCACATGCAATCAAGGTGCTGTAATAAGCTGTACCTATGTGATAATCAACATCACAACTTGTGGCATAACAATGATCTAATAAACACGTTGTGATCGTTCCACCATCAATGAAATAACCATATTTGTCACCTGATCTTCCTGCGTAACAATCTCGGAATGAGACAATCCATGTATTATTAACAGCGAAACACTTACTCCACCCGATAGAAGTCACTTTATCCATTGACACAAACGAATTAAGTTCAGGGTTTGTTGTACCACCATTAATGTGTATACCTATTCTCTTTTCTGTTTCTTTGTTAAGGACATAGATACTTTCAAAGTGAACATTATCCGCCGAAGTAATATTAATCGCTGGTTTGGTTAATGGCTTTCCATCCATAAAGAAACCAAGGATAGATCCACCACCGAAAGTCGCATTTTCACCTACCAGTTTTACTGAGGTTGGGATTTCTAGTGTGTCTTGTATTCGGTACCAGTACTTTACAGCAGGTATATAAACTATCCCTCCCAGTACCGATGCGGCTGCAATTGCTTGTTTGAACGAGTTTGTGTCATCTGAGTTATCACCTTTGGCCCCATAATCTTTAACGTTAAAGAATAGATCTCTTTTTTTCACAGTATCCGCCAGCTGCGAAGCAGTTGCAAGTCCAACGTTGCCCCCCGCGTGCCCCACGTATACCTCACCCGTATCTGTGGTAATCGCCGGCTCCCCCACGGAAAGTGTCGGTAAAGCGGATTTTAACCCGCGTCTGAACTGTATTTTATTTGCCATAATGCACCTCCTAAAATGTGCCGCCGTCAATGGTGTCGGATACGGATAGATATCCCTGAGCTTTAACAAATGCAGTTGAAGCCGCCTTAGTACTGTTATCCGAAGTGGCTTGAGTGGTCACTACTGGATTAGTGAACGAAGGGTTAGTAAACATTGTTGCTTTACTCTCATTAGTCACATTACCCAAGCCTACATCCGACGCAGACAGTGTAACAACTCCGGTCTTACCAGCCACACTGGACACTGCCGCCGTAGGTGCAAGGATTTCCTGCCAATTAGCAAGCGTAGAAGCACCAGATAACCGGAGAATAAACGTTTTATTTAGATCTGTCCGAACTGCAATATCTCCAACCTCAGCCGTCAAAGCTAGCATAGCAGCTTGTGAAGCGACGACAAAAGTATCCGATATCGCTAGTGCGGGCAAGATGCTATCGTCCAACTTACCATTGGCTCCGATCAGTGGAACGTTTCCAGCTGCTGTACCCGTATTTTTACTAGCTGCTGTGCCTGCATCACTGATCTTAGATAATGTCAGCATCGGGATATCAGCAGCTGTTATTTGTGTGGCGCTAATAACCTGTCCCTTTGCGTTAATCGTTAATTTGGTGTAAGTGCCTGCCGTAGCAAGATTGGGGAGAACCACAGTAATAGTAGCGTTGGCTGATCCGTCAAATGGTGTGGATCCGGTAGCATCTCCTACCAGCGCAATGGTACGAGCCGTTTTTAGCTTAACAGCTGTTTCTGCGGCCGCTTGGTCAGGATTCACCATGACCTTATCTCCGCTGCCTGTACCTACGTAAACCTTACCTGTATCCGTTGCGAGTGCCAATTCCCCCGCTTCCAGTGTCAACGCTGGTACATTTGCAGCGAGTCCACGTTTTATTTTAATTACTGGCATCAACATGCCCTCCTTTAGTATGTTCCACCATCAATAACTGGTCCTGTTGGATCATCTCCGTCAAACGATCCTCCATTGATAGGCATGTAATTCAAGTAGTTTATTAAATTAGACATTTCACCATCGAGTCGAGCCTTCAATGTTGGGTAAGTTACCCCGCTTGAAGCGCTCACTCTAGCATCCCTCGCTTCCGGTCCGCTATCACCTGCATTAATAATAAGATTATTTATACGAGAGTTCTGAGAATCTATAGCCTGTTTGATATTGCTGGCTCCAGTAACTGCACCTTCATAGGTCACATGCTCTGCTGAGTGAGCTTGCGTAGATTCTTTGTGTTCTGTGATATCACTCTGTGCTCCAGTGATCCTTCCTTCATGATTGTTTAAATCCGCCTGGATATCAGCGTAATTGTCATTGTGTCGCTGTAGGTTCACAAGGTCGAGGAGCTTGGTAATGGTTCGTCGATTAAAAATCATATCCACACGCTCCTTTCTAAAAGAGATAATTATAGCGATAGATAACTTCAACAGTGATATTCGGGCTTGTTGCCGTCACGGTGAATGTTGTCACTCCTGGTTTAAGAACAAAGAAGACACCGTTGCTGCGGGAATACGCATTCGTGCCATTTAGCCGGACAGAGCATTTATCCAGGTCACTGTCTAACTCAAACACATCATTAATTCCAGCGCTGCCGGTGATGGTCAAGGTCTGGCTGCCGTCACTCATTGAAAGGTTGGTAAATGTACCAGATATACGGATCAGCGGGTAAGCCTCTGTCGATCCCAAATTATTAACAGTGAACGTCTGACCACTCGCTGTAATTGGGAATGAAGAATCCGAGATATAAAAGAAACCTTCCCCGTAGGAAAGGCCCTCTCCATATTCCCGTAGCTCAGTATCCTGTATCGACTCGATCCACGGATCATCCATCTTCATGGGAATATCAATCTTCCGGTTCCCGGTCGAAGTATCAAAAGCCATGGAACCGCGATACTCGGCAACAAACCTCTTTTCAGGTAAATCATCAAATATGACTATCGAAGGTCCGTTCTTAACATCAAATACACTAGCTAGCATTGCTACGGCGCCATAATAATCATCACCCATAATAAATAGACCCAAGCCAATTGGCCGGGCCGCATAGGTACTACCAAAGTTCTTAACGCCATCTCTTCCAGCCAGCTTGATAGTGTTCTCCTCAGTCTCTGGCAAGGGAGGTATATCGCGGCTGACCAGCATGATGTCCAGAGATGAGAGCCAAACACCATTCACAGATACATCTTTCATCCGGACTTCACCCCCATCGTCTGAAGTCGACGGGCTGATTTCTCACGCTCGGTATAAACCGTCTCAGTATCGACACGATCCTCTAGCTTCACATCGTTTACACTCATATCAAAATGATTCACGATATGTGTTTCCGACTTGGACATCCCTGAGGCAGCCCCGAGGAGACTCGGCGTATCTAGTATCCGGAACAGTCCACGTAACTGGCTCTGATTGAATATCCCTTCACCACCGTGCACGATAGCCGGCACCGCCGCTCCGATCGGACCAGGAACCACACCACCCACATCGAAACTTTGAAGTTTTCCTGTATCTGATGTTATTCCATAGAGGTCTCTAAGCGATTGGTTCCGCGACCCCAGTCTAGCCATTTCTGTTTTATTCCCTGTGGATTTAGCAACATCATAGAGATCTTTATTAGCATTGTACTCAGCAAGATCAATATCTTTTTGCGCGGCGGCTTTGGTTGATGCAATAGCTGCCATCTTTGAATTATACTGAGTGATAAAAACATCCAGATCCGTAAGGATTTGAGCATTAGCTGTACCCGCAGAAGAAACACGAAATGCTGCGATTCCAGCCTCTATTTCCTTGATGTCATCGGAATGATTTTCGAAGGCATCAATTAAGGCATCATATTGCCGTTCTGCCGCATCCTTCTCATCCTCATAAGCCTGTAATTGAGCTTCCTTTTCATCTTGCAAGGCATCCTTTTGAGAAGTCAGCTCTCGCTTCCGGAGGTCCCGCTCATGATCAAGAACGAATTTATCGCGTTCCTCAATAAGTTTTTTCCGTTCTTGGCGACCGTCATTACCTACAGCAGAAGCCAGTAACTCAATACGAGCATTCTTCTTAGCGAGTTCTTCCTCAAAATCCACATCTTCATTCGCTTCAGCTTCCTTAGCCAACAGATCATCGATCGCTTTGATCTTATCTTCCTGCGCTGATACATAAGCCTTTTTTCGTTCTTCAATAGCAGCAAGATCTTTTTTCCTAGCTTCTTCAATTCGCGACTTTTCAGACTTAACGAGTTCTTTAGTTAGATCTAGCGTTTTATCTGTAAGTGTTTTTCTTGCCTGATACAGTGCTTCATCCGCTTTCTCGTAAAATTCAGAATCGGTTGAGTACTTAGCCCGAAGATCAGTCCAAGCTTGTATTTTATACTTGGTCAGATCCTCTTCTGAAGATCCGTTTAACTCGAGTCTTCTAATCTCTTGTTCGATCATTTTGGCTCGTTTATCATACAAATCTCTTTCTGCTGCTATCGTCTCTGTGGCAACTTCCTTACGAGACGACCTTACTTTATCGTCGGCTGTCTTGTACTCATCTGAATCCTTTTTGTATCGATTACGAACACGAGTCCAAGAGTCTAGCTTCATTTGAGCGATCTGGAGTTCCGTTTTACCACTGTCCTCCATCCGCTTGGACTCCGCATCTATCCAGGTTGCCGAGAAATCATAACGGGATTTAGCTGAATCCTCACCCAGCCTCTTTAGCTGTAATTGCAATGTCCGGGCATCGTCTACGGATTCCTTGAGAAAAGCAGCATGCTTTTTCCGAAGCACTTCGTACTTCTCAATCTGTTTATCAGCTGTGAGATCGTAATAGTCAGCTTGAAACTGAATTGTTTTCAGGTCATTCTCATAGGCATTCTTTCGTGCTTCAGCAGCAAGTTCAGCAGCAGTTTTACCTTTGGTTGTTTTCTCTTTCTTCTCTTTTTTCGCCTTTTCAGGTGTACTAAGATCAATAGGTGCTCCTTTGTTGTTAGCACCAAGACTAAAATCACCCGATGAAAGGGAAGCCGCTGCCTTCTCGATTTCTCTTTGTTTCTCAGCGATCGCACGCTGTTCATTTGTTAGTTTTGTAAGCTCTGCTTCGTTTTGTGCTCTAGCTGTATTCGTTACAATATCAATTACAGACGGTGTCTTCCCATTCATTCGTTCCTCACCCTGTTTAACCGATTCCGCAAACGTGGATGCCTTAGCACCAGAAACAGAAGCCATAGCATCAAGTAATTTACCATAATTCTTGATTTGAGCTTCTACAGATTCACGCTGTGCTTTGGCTTCAGCAGCAAGATTATCAATCCTTGTTTGGGCGTTTCTAGCAGCATCTGTGGTTAGAGCTCTGTCTGCTGTTATCTGATCTTCGATAAAACCTATGTTCAAAACACGTATCCGTCCATCTTCTTCCTGAACAGCATTTAGTCCTGGGTATTCGCGTTTAAGTGCATTTGTAACATCAACCAATTGTTGTTTTTGTGCCTGATCCAGCTTTTGTGCAGATGATAGACTTTTAAGAGTTGCAAGTGCCGTTTCCATTGATTTGACCTTCTGGTTTTTAGCCGCTAGATCAGCAACTTCAGCTTTCTGTTCGTCAAATAAAGCTCCGATAGATTCTTTGATCGCTTTATTCATTTCATTAAGTTTTTGTGTTGCAATCTCAATACCGTCGAAACCCATGCTTCTCAACTTCTCGTCAATCTCACCTAACTGTTGATTAATTTCCATGGCTTCTGACATCATTTCAGGAGTTCCTGTTCCCGTATCCCATGCGGACTGGATCTCATTTATCCGCTTTTGCAATAAAGATCGTTTGTTAAGCACAGTGTTAAGTTCCTCTGTCTTAGAACGCAATTCCTCAAGTTCGTCAACACTACGATTAATAGGACTATCTCTCAATGTGTCATTAAGCGCGGCTTGTGCCTCTTTGAAATTCTCTGTGGCTTCCTTGGCCTCGTTATATTTCCCGTAAAGAAAAGCAGCGGCAGCTGATACAGCGCCGATAGCAAGAGCGACAGCACCGATAACTGGGATACTAGCATTAGCTGCGAGAGCAGCAACTTTTACTGCATCTATCGCTTTTTTGAGAGCATAAAACGCAGTAACTGCTCCTAGTACTAAAGGAGTAACCGTAGAAAACGCGACAATTGAGTTTTGAACACCTGGGCTTAACTCCGTGAAGCCAGTCATCAGAGACGTTACTTCTTCAACTGCTTTCCGAATCGCTGGAACAAACATATCACCAACGATGATTCCCGCACTTTCAAATGCTGCTTTCATCTGTTCTGCTGAACCGTTTAATGAATCCATTTGGGTTCCAGCTACTTGTTCAGCTGTTCCACCAGCGTTTTGGAGGGCTTCTGTATAACCGATGAGTGTTCCTTCGCCCTGTGCAATCAGTGTTAAAAATCCAGATGCTGCTTCTCTGCCGACAAGTGTAGCAGCTACATCTGCTTGTTGTGCCTCAGTTAGCCGTCCCCAAACACTCGTAAGTTGACTGATGATGTTTGATAATGGAAGGATATTTCCTGCACTGTCTTTAATGCTTACGCCAAGCTTTTCCATATACCCAGCTGCTTCCTTGGATGGAGAAGCCAAAGCCAAAAGCATAGCCCTAAGTTGAGTGCCTGCCATTTCTCCTTTGATACCGGCATTCGATAATTCGCCGATAGCAGCAACTGCCTCTTCAAGACTAATATTCATTGCTGCTGCTACTGGAGCGATATACTTAAGAGCCATACCAAGGTCAGTTACATCCGCATTGGTATCTATTGATGACTTGGCTAATACATCCGCTACCCGGGCAGTCTCCGAAGCAGCCATTCCAAATCCATTAAGTGCTGATGAAGCGATATCAGCCGTAAGGGCTAAATCAGTATTACCAGCGGCAGCAAGTGCAAGAACACCGGGCATAGAAGACAAGATGTCATTGGTCTTAAAGCCAGCTTGAGCGAGTAAAGCCTGAGCTTCAGCAGCTTCAGATGCTGTGAATTTGGTTTGAGCACCTAATTTAAGCGCCTGATCTCTTAATGCATCAAATTCTGATCCTACTGCTTGACTGATCGCTCGCACGTTTTGCATGGCTTGCTCGAAGTCTCCAGCTGTTTTAATCGCTTTTGCTATCGCAGCTCCTGCTGCAATGGACAACGCAAGATAGGCAGCACCCATTGCCTCGATCTCAATTTCTGCAGAAGTTGCGGCACTACCTAGTTCACTCATTTTTTCAATGATCTCGTCAATTACATCAGTATTTAAGCCAAGCTCTTCCAACTCATGACGAACATCTTCAAGCTGTCCCTGTAAAATTTCAGGATTAGCTTCATTTATCGCATTTTTAATGGCTTCAATATGTTTTGAGCTAGCCCCCAACTCCGATAGCTTGCTACTCAACTTTCCGAAACCGACAGCAGCCTCCGAAGATTTACTACTAAGTTGTTGAAAACCTTCTCCTGCTTTTTTAGCACTATCCTCTAAGTGCCATATTTTTTGTGCAGTTTTATCTGATGTTTCAGTGAGTCTCAAGATTGATGATTCTGTATTTACTATCTGCTCTTGGAGTTTGTTCCTTTGGCTACTATCGAAAGTTGTGTCATAAGACTGTTTGAGACTAGCTAATTTCTTTTGTTGAATTTCGATTTTCGCATTAACATTATCCAACACTGTCGTGAGCTGCTTGATTTGCTTACTGGATGCACCGATACTGTTAAAGGACGATTCCATCTTTTTAACATCTGAAGCTGTTTTAGTGCCTTGGTCACCAAGGCCAGAAAACTCTTGTTTAACCGCCCGTAACTCCTGTTTGATGCTGTTTGCATCAGCCACTAACGTAGCTCTCAATTCTCCAAGATTACCTGCCACTATTACCCTCCTCCCTTCATCCGCACAAGCTGCGCTTGATATTGATCTTCTGCCGACATTTTCGGTTTTTCAGGCGCCTTCGGCAGTGCCTGAATATAGCGATTGATGATCTGCTCCCGAACTTTCTTGTCAGTGATGTGTGGGTATGATTCAATTTCAAGCTGTTCGATTACGTTAGATGCATGAGCCTGGTCTTTCAACAGCAGCAATTGCGGCAAATCAACAAAGAAGTACTCGTTTTCGATCTGCCATTGTGTCTTGTCGAGTACCGTGCAGCACCGCATCACAAATTCGTCATGAGTTAAGCCCCGGCCTGATTCATCCGCTGCGCGATTGACTGCACGAATTGCTGCATCATCGGAGGGACCAGGCCGCTCAAGTTTTTTAGAGCTGCGTTCATATCATTTTTCTTCCATGTTAAATTCAGATATTCAGTGCATTCTGCAAGACTGGCCTGTTCACTTAATTCATCTATCTCGATATCGCTGAGTAGCGATGTGAGTTCATAAATTTCATCGATCATAATTTCTGAACCGGCAACAATAAAAAGTGAGCGATCTTCCTGCGGTGCCAGAAATACTTTTACAAACAGATCGCCTATGGTTCCAATGTGATCTGTCAGCTTTTTCAAACGATTTCGGGTAAGCTTCGGAATTGATACGGTTCTATTACCGAGCTTAAGCTTCTCTTTTTTGGTAAGTGGAAACATGATTCATCCCTCATTTCTCGGAATAACGAAAAAAGGAGAAGGCATGTAGCCCTCTCCTTACGTGTGCTGTTTATTATTTATGCCGTGGCAGTTATATCTCCCCATGTATAGATAAGACCCCTAGGCGTTGCTTCCAATGATGGATAAGCCATTGCCGAGATAGTCATCTTTAGGTTGTCATCCAGCTTGAATCCGGCGTTCATGTCAAACTTGATACCCACGCTTTCAATATAGATAAAGCGTGAAGGATCGGTAACTCCCACAGGCTTAATGACTGCCCGTTTACGTGGCAGTTCCTTACCCGCCAAACCAGTAACCTGGTATTTGATCTTGGTCGGAGTTGTAGCATCAGTTACTTTCAGTGCATGAGGATTGTATTTAGTTACTTTGGCGAAATCCATATCCGGAGTCTCAAAGTTAATGGCACCTGTAGTGCCTGTAGCAATTGATTTTACCGGTGCTGTACCCGTTTGATCCGTAGTCGGCTCAAAATAGGTAGTGGTGGTTGTAAAGTTAATACCACCTTGCGTCAAATCAATCGTAACAGCGTCCACTTCAGGAGCACCTTCTTCATCTACACCCCAAATGAATTCACCTGGACCCGCAAATATTTGGTTAACATCACTCATATCGTTGTTGCCTCCTTTGAATAAAATTCAAAATTAGTCGAATACATAGGATGGTCCTTTTCGTCCAGCCCTAAGAAAATTGGTTGCATAGTCTCGGTGCTGGCAAAGACATAAGTGCTACCTATCATATAATTTGGCTTGCGATGTAATAGCTTTCCTAGTCTCTTCGCCAATTCCTCAGTTGTTGCCATGTTTGCAGGGGAGGTCTTATATGACTTCCCTTTGACGATAATCTGGTACGTCGGTCGCTGAGTGGGAACGTACTTGTCCGGAGGATACCCACCGGAATCCATCACGTACAAGGTCGGAAGTTTCGCCTCGACGGGATCCGCAGGAATAAAATTAGGATCTGGATACACGGAATAGCCTGCTGCGGTCAGGTAAGCAATCAATTCAGATGCAAGCACGTCATCACCATCCTTCTAGAAGCCCAGAAAGCTCCTCTATAATCCATTGCTCATTCATCTTAAGAGCATTCTCCAAAAATTTCTTACCAGGAGAGTATCCGTTGTAATCACCTTTGCTGCGAGTTTTCTCGCCAGGTTGGAATTGAACAACTGCACCGCTTTTCGTCCTTCTGAATCCTTCGTGCTGAACAACTGCATAAGAATTTACATCAACGGTAGCCCCAAGATCGATATACGCTAGCCCGATTAAATGCTTGACCACGTCAACATCCAAAGCCCCTACCAAATCCCCTTCATCGATAGGAGCAAGTCGTTTGGCATCGTGTATGATTTTCAGCGCAATCTTGGTCAGCTTCTCTTCCAATCTGCGATCGATCTCACTTTCTAAGTCATCTAGCCTTCCGATGATCTTATCCAGTCCCTCGATATTGATCGAAAAAGTATTGCCACTATCCATAAAGGACCACTTCCTTAACGTCGTCGGTACCGAGAAACTTCCGAATCTCGTAATGCTTCACATCGATCCGAATTTCTGTTCCAATTGCATCGGTGTAAAGCAGCCAGTCATCGAAGCCGACTGCATTGATTCCCTCCAAGTAGACAGTGTAAGCGATCGTAATCTCCTCGCCCTTTGCGTTCTTAACGAGCTTCTGCTCCTCGACCACCTTGGCATCCTTGATAACTGGATCAGCTGGGATAGGACGCCCCCAGTCATCGACACCAGGGTGATAATGGATTACGATCGCAGGATATCCGAAAAGGCTCATATCAGACATCCGCCGTATTGCAGATCGGTGCCGTCATCGTCATCAGGCACAATTTCAAACGCTGGCGTTCCAAGCAGCTCCCGCACGTCCGGCGCGACTACATCACGGATTCCGCTATACGTAACGCCCTCGCCGTGATCATCCACCGACTTGACCGCATGCTTCTGATATTTTAACGCCGGATCCAGACCTTGCATCTCCCAGATGGATTGTAGCGCCACAATTTCGATCGTCAGCACTGCTGTCGGATACCAACGGGCAAGGTTACGCTCTGCTTGTTTTACAGCCAATGGCTGTTTTGGAGGTTTTTTGTCCCACGCTTCGGTCTCGAGAACATTCTCTTCTATCCAAAGATTTACTTCTTCGGTAGTAGCCATATTCCATCACCTACTTCTTCTCTGCTTCAGCGATGGCATCAACCAATTCCTCAGCTGTCTTATCTTCTGTACCCTCAATCCCAAGCTCAGCAGCTTTCATTTGGAGGTCAGATTCCTTCTCGGCGATAGCTTCCTTTAGTTTGGATTCACCCAAACGTCCAGCATTGGCAACACCGAGCGCCTTTCCTCGATCCCGCAATGCCTGGACCTCGGAATCATCATCCGGCAACGAATCGACTTCCTCGGCATATCCCTGAGCAATCAGATCTTCAGCAATCTCGTCAGCTACCTTACGGATAATGTCTCCCGGCTTCATCCATTTGCCGCCGTTCTTAACTACACCTTTTAGCTTAATATCCACTTGATTCACCCTTTCTTGATTGATAAAGAAAAAGAGCCCCGGAAGGAGCTCCTAGATTACAGTCGCAGAAACAACACTGTCAGCCCAAGCAAATGCCGGGAAGTTCAGAGCCACACCGGCAGTGCGGATGCGGATCGGATTCTTCGTCACATCACGGAAAACATAAATTCCCATGTCTCCGGTCTGCTCGGCTTCGATCTCAGCAATCATTTCCTCGGTTGTCTTCGCCCATAGATAGTTACCAAGTGGACCCTCAGGCAGCAGGATAAATCTATTCTCTGGCACCATACGAACTGTAGTAAATGCCAGCTTGCCACCAGTCAATGCACGGTCCTCAGTACGGGCTTGTGTATCATAAGCCACCAAGGTCGGGAATTCCATTTCGTCAAAAACGGAATCCAACTGTGCTTTCGTCAACTGTGGAGGCTGTGCTTCACCAGTTGGGTTACCATGGTAATGCCGACGAATACTCAGGTTACGCCGCAGGTACGTTATGATCTTCTGAGAGGTCATGGCACGTCGCAGGCGGATACCTTTGGCTCTCCACAAATCAACCCAGAGTTGAATATCATCCAATGGCGTGGAGTGGATGAAATCGCTCCACAGGTCCGTCCCTGTCAGGACAGGCTTCTGTTCGGAGGTATAGCCGTAGTCAACATCGACCTTGACATTTCCCTCGTTGTATACGACTTTCCCGCTCCATACAGCAGTGAGTGCTGTCCATTCACGTCGCGCTCGAATAGCATCTACAGTAAACTGTGCATCGTTGAACTGTCTGCTACGAAGTTGATTAACCTCCTCGGAGCGCAAGCCATAGCTTTGCGATGCTTGCAGAGCCATACGCACAAGCCGTTCGTCCATATAACGACCGAGTTGTATTTTTGGAATCTCAATGCGACTTCCCTTCATGCCTTCGCGGGAAGCATATTCAACTTCCGTACCGAGTTCGGCAATCTTCGCCATGACTGGAAGACGTGCAGATTCTTCTTGAATCACGTCCACTGTCAGCTCGGCTACTTCACGCTGCGGAAAGAGAATAGGGCTGATGTATTCGTTGGATGTTTCAAGATTACGGGAATAGACGAGCAAGTCACCTCCTGACAATGCTTCTTCCAGCGTCAGGTCAATCGGATCACCGGCAGCAAACAACTGCAGATTCAACTTCAAGTGACCACCTGTGATAATTTGTGTGTTCATTATTGTTCTTCATCCTTTCTCTAATTGGAGACTATTCAAAAACAATGTGTGGCATTTTGGTGCGCAAGGTATCGTCAACAGTGACTGGTACGCGAGCAGCGATGATCTTTGCAACCTCGTATCCGCCAACAACATGGTCGCCGTCCTTGACGTTTATGCTCCGTTTAAGAATAACTGTTGGGTTTTCGCTGCCGTCCGTGCCAGCAGCTTTGTAAGGTACGTACTTACCGGATGCGGTCAGTTTAGCCATCGGCATACCCTTCTTAATGATCTTGTCTCCATTGGCGTCCGCCGTAACGGCAGCAGAATCAATGGTGATCCCGTTGGTCACCTCGCGGATAACTTCAAATGATGCCAGAATTTCATATTCATCCTGGACAGTGAAACGTGGTCTTGGTTGCAATCTCATGAATTATTCCCTCCTTATTTTTTGGCCCATGGATCATGAGCTGTTGTACCACCGACAACACCGCGGTTCTGAGCTAGCCTAACGATTTCCTCGCGACGCTTCTTTTTATCATCAGCAGTGCCTCCAGTGATGTCAGCGCCGAACTTCCCGCCACCTTGTTTTGTCTTAAGCAAGTGTGGTTTCTTCTTTGCTAGCGCCTCCAGTGCTTCCATGACACCCGTCAGATTGCCTTTTTCGTCTTCCTTGGCAGCAGTCAGATCAGCAAGGGCGAAAGCATCCTCCCAATCGGCAAACCCGAGTTCATTTGCCAGAACCTTAACCTCGGCAGTAAGCAAGCGCTGGAAGATCTTCTTGTTCTGCTCCGTTTCGCGCTCCTTGATTTGCTCGTCAACCAGACGGCTGACCTCGGCAGGGTCAAGTGTCCCCTTGTCTTTATCTTTATCCTTGTCTTTCGGAGGCTTCAACGCTGCTTGCATGGCTTCAACCGAGTCATAACCCAAGTCTTTTGCCAGCGTCTTCTGAGCCGCTTTCTCGGCACGAGACAGACGAGACTGAACAGCTGCATCTAGATCAGCTTGTGTGAAGGTTTTCCCCTTGTTCGGATCATTTGGATCAGGGTTAGGATTCGGGTCCGGATTTGGGTTAGGCTCTTCAGCGAAAAACTGCAAATCTAAAGGGATACGTGATGCTTTTCTGATGATACTTTCTTTCATGGTATTGACCTCCTGTTTAAGTCCGGGTGGACTGCCTGCCGCAGCTTTTATGGCGTCTTCACGGCGTTTTGGACATAAAAAAAGGACCCTTGTCGGGTCCAATTAAGCGTTAATAATTTCATTGATTTCTTCTTTTGAAAGATTAGAATAACGTGTCTCAACGTTTTTACTGCTCCATACTCTAAGCATTTCTCTATACTTAGGGATCATTCTACGGTGACTGTTATATTGATTATGTCCGTTTTGCCTAAGCTCACTGAATCTTCCAAGATCATTTAGGAAGAATCTAGTGTACCCTATTTCTCTAGTCTCATTGTTTCCATCAAAACCAGGGAAATTGATTCGTCGCTCATCAATACCGTTTTTATCTTCCAAGTTACTGTAAGAGTTAAGCAGAGAACTGTACATATCTAACACATCGCCAACTAATTGAGATGCCTCTTCACTCATTTCATCAGAGAACCAATGAACAATATCGTCATAATGGTATTTATAGCCATTCTGCAATATATTCTTATAGTTTTGATATGTTTCAGCATCCTCAGGATTTAATCGCTCTAGAATATCATACTGGTTGTACAACAACAGCCGTTCCTGCATAGAAAGATCCATGGACTCATCTCCCAAACTTGGTATAGTTACATCCACATTATACCAAAGACTTACGAAGTGGTCTGTAATCCGTTCAATATTATTAACGATTGGTTAGATTTGTTGATAGATTAGTATTTCTATTAATTTGATTCACTTCTCGGTAAAGCTCCTGCAACTCGCCATACTTCTTGGTACCGCGTACCTTATGACCAGCAAACTGTTGTAGGTTCGGCATATCGTTCGGAAGCACTGCTTTGTAACGGATCCACTGCTTTCGAGTCTCATTCTTCCTCGACTTCTCTCGCTGTAGCTCGTTGTACCGATTCATGTTGGCTTCAGAACGGTTATCTTCAAATGGCCGGTTACTGTCCTTAATGGTCTTCTCAATCTCTAAAACAGGCGTATATTCCTCGACCCATACCGACAGCGAGTGAACGCAATGACTATGATAAGGCGGCCGCAGGTCTAACTTAGGGAATCGCTTGTCATTACCACTGATAGAATACACACGACCCTGATACTTGGCACACAACGAACAGGTAATACCAACAAAGTTTACATACACCAGGTCTTGCCCATTTTGAACAGCCATGTTCTCGGTTGCGGTGACATGTGCCTTGCGCTGGTGATATTGCACAACCCCAGCCATGTACTTGTCTGCTGGGATTTCCGCGCCGTTACTAGCAATCATCCCGGTAATGCCCTGCTTGTTTACCTTAGCTACAGCGTTTTGTGTAGCCTGTCTCCGGCTGACGCCTTCGATAAGCGACTGTTCATTCGCGATTCTGACTGCATCCTCGATACGCTGCTTGGCATCCCGGCTCATGTGCTCTGATGCTTCCAAGATGGAATAAAAGCCCTCATCTGAGATTGCCTGTGCCGCTCCTTGATGCACAATTGCATTAACCGTAACATCCATAACTTCCCGAGCAATGCCGGCAGCAACAAGCTGTGCAACAGCCGTATTAGAGCCGTTTCGGTATTCGTTTCCTATAAGATCAGCTAGCCCTTGTCCAGCATCATTGGTCAGCTCATCAATAATTGCATCCACCTGTTGAAGTAGCTGCTGTTTACGACGATTTGATATGTTTCCGTCAAGCAGTGTTTGAATTAAAGCACGCAAGCGTTCATCCGTCTGGATATATAGCGCAATCAGTTCTTCTGTCGTAGCCATATTACACCGTTACCCGAGGCGGCTGTGTGAAGGTGGGGTTCAAGGTATCAACCGCGTTCTCATCTTGGATCTTCTGGATCTCAGCCGTGATTGCTTCCTCCGACCAGTCAGGATGCAGACGTCGTACTGTGGTTTCAAGGGACTGAACGCCTTTGTCGTACTTATCTGTTTCTTCTGTATCCTTCTCACTATCTGCTTTAGGCAACATGTCTCCCCATTCAATGACAGGGTTAACAGGTTTTAGATCAGCACTACCCAGCGCATTCTCCAACAACATACACTTCCGGATAGCATCCTTAATGGCTGCATCGAATTTTCCTTTGATCGCATCTGCTTTGATGACTGATTGTATCCAGAGGTACAGTAGTGCAATTCCGGTATCTCCTTTGCCATCTTCCATGCCAGCAGCCTGAATAGAAGTCTTAGATACAGCCAACATATACCGAATCAGACGATTAACGTGTTCGAAGGATTGCGTTGTCTTCGCATCCCAGGTAATGTACTGTGGAATCGCTCCTGTTTTCTCGTCGAATGACACAACCTCAAGATCAGCACCGCGAACAAATCGAGCACCGTAATCCTTCTGGTTCTGGTTTGCGACTGTATCCCATAGCGCTCGAGGTATAGCCAGCTTCGGCTTACCGTGCTTATCGAAGACAATGGAATCCCGCGTAATTGTCCAGTTAATCTCCTCTTGGATAGTATCGATATTCCGAAGAGCAGAACGGCCACGGGGGTGTAGCAGAGTTTCATCATTTATAACGAAACCACATAACAGCTCTGATACATCCTTTAATGTCTCATCTTCGGGGATCTCGATTTCATATTCTTCAGCATATTGTTTGATATCAATTTCATCGGCAACTGTTTCGCCGTCCATCTTAAACACCATCTGCTGAATGGTAAGACCTTCTTCACTCAACTCTTGGCGCTCCACTCGGAGAAACTTCAACTTTCCGCCTCTGCCATCATCCCACTCCTCAATCCAAGCAAGGTCAGCCCCGTTACCATCCTCATGTGGGAAGTAACGGTCACCGAGTAGCCATTCGAACCAGACCTTACCCTTAGCGCTCCGGCGGATCCGGTAAGCGATCAAACCATCGACTTGATGCTGTGTGACAGCTGCCCATATCTTGTCATTTGGTTTAGATGCGGCAACCACACTAGATACAAACTCCAACTCCGGTCCCGCTTCTACATCAGCTGACACATTGCCAAGCGCTCGGTTAATCAGATCAGCTGGTACCTCAGCAACCAGACTGGCGAAGTTGACCACAACATACTGGTGCTCAGAAGTTATCTTGATGTCCGGCGCAACACCGCGGCGGATCAGACCGGGTCGTGACCGACGAATCACGCGCTCTGTGGTTTGGATGCTTCGGGCACGTGGAAAGATCTGATCATGTTCTCCACCATAGAGCAGCCGGTAATATTTCATGTCCTCAACTTCGACGTCATACGGCGGTGGCGGGAAACGCTTCTTGTTGTAAATGATGGTCACGGTACAATCCTCCTTTCCGAGCAATAAAAAAGACCGATTACTTATCGGTCACAGTGCAGGAATATGCTGTTACATTGCCTTTGCTATCGATACTAAGCGAACCTGCTTTAATTCTATTCTTCAATACTCTCACCTCTACCAGCCCGAAGGCCGTTGATTTGAATATATCGACTCTGGCCGTCTCAGTGGCTCAGCCGAATAGCGAAGAGCAGCCATTGCATCATCAAACACTTTGACAGGCTCATCCAGATAAAGCCCTGTCTTCGGGTCCTTGCGCCATGACCACTGCTGTATTTCCTTGATGGTGTTGACGCAATCGGAATGAATGTGAATCTTCCGTTGCTTCAGGTAATCAATCTGTGCTTTTACACTGCCTGCATCTTTTACGACTCCTACCGCTCGATACCCAGCTTTCTCCCACATCTGAATTCGGTCAGGTTCGGCAGAGTCACAGAACATTTCCAAATACTTATCCAATCCTCTTCGATCTGCTATTTCGATGATTTCGGCTGTATCCATTTCATGAACATAGACTTCGTTGCATATAAAAAAATCACCGTCTTTAACACCGACCGTGAGAATGCAGTTTGCATGGTTGAAACCAAAATCTTGTGCCATATGCATGGTATCAAACATTTCGAATGAAGTATCGAAGTCGTGCACAATAAAATTCTTAAATATCAGCCCACCGAGCTCGCCCCATTCACCAAGCCCATAAACCTCGTATCCTTCTGGATCCTGTTCCTTACGCATCATCATGCGGCGGTGGTAAGCCTCATCAATGAACCTGTTCTGTAAATACGTAGAATGATGAGTTAGAATGTCTGGGCTTGAATAATCGAAATATTTTCTCTTGATCCAATGGGATGCCGACACAGGGTTGAAGCTGAAGGTGATCTGATAATAAAGGTTTGGATTCACCAGAACCCCGCGCAACCGATCATCCAAGATATCAACATCAGACTCCTGCAGCTCGGTTGCTTCCTCTACCCAGATCCAGACCAGTTTGCCTTTTGTGAAGGTAATGGATTTAACCTTTTCACGGTCCCGCACATCGTTCATGCCACGGAATATGATCTCATTGCCAGTAACTCGGCTGCGGATCAGCAGCGGAGAACGAAGAACTTCCCAATACTCATCAGCTCGGTCGCCATATATCCGATTGATCGCCCCGACCAACTCCGCATAGGTGCTGTTCCGGTTTGTCTCATTAACCTTGCGGACACACAGCAGATTAGCTCCTTCATACTTTGGATCACCAAGCTTCAGAATGTAATCCTGCGCTATATTAACGGATTTTCCAGATCCGGCACTCCCGCGCATAACTCTGTACCGATGAACAGATCGGTTAATAATTTTGAAATGAGAATTGAATGAAACAACTACTGGTGCACTCATGAATCATCATCCCCATAATCGACAATGATGTGTAGTGGCGGTTTGCTGCCATCACTCGCACCCTTCTGATCAAGGAGCGATATTTCCTTCTTTAGCTTTTCAACGCGCAACTGCTGCTCGGTATCGACCTTACCCTGCCGACACATCTCATCATATTGGCGGATAAGATTCTGTAATGTGGTCATTGCCCGACTCTGCGCTGTTAGGAAGGAGGCCTGCTTATCCCAGGCGAACTGAATCTCCCACTCAGTTTCTTCATTATCCGTTTTCTCCGTAGTGACAAGCTTGGATTTCTTCAATTCCTTAGTCAGATCATCCTTACCCTTAACCAGCATGATCTGCTGCGCCCGAAGTATGGCAGCATATTGAATCGTGATGTTATCCCACATCATATCGATAGGAGAACGGGTTTCAAGCTGCTCTATGATCTCGGCGGTGTCGTCTGGTAGGAATTTGCGGAAGAATCCATGTGTGACTGCTTTATCGTTTCGATATGGACCTCCATGGCCGCCCTTATTCCCCAGCGCATTCTTACTACCAGGAGGAGCGCCACCACGATTGCCAACAGCGTTCTTGTTGCCCTTTGGCGCACCGCGCTTTTGTTGTACAACAGAATCAGAAGTTTGTTGTACAACATTCCATTTATAACGTTGCTTCCAAACGGCAACCTTCTTTTCATCGATTCCTAGCTGTTCGGCAATTTGCCGATTGGTTATGTTTCCGCCGTGATTAAGCCAAATCTGGTATGCCTGGTCACGGTTCGGGTCTCGTGCTCTGGCCATTACATTATCACCACCTCCGAAATAATAAAAAGCCACTCTTATGAGCAGCTCCATTTTTTTATAAACCTTCAATATTTAAAGGAGGATGTTCTTTGTGATACTGAATCGTTGATCCTCCTAAGCTTATATCGAAACCTTCTCGAATTGGACCATTGTAGTCTTCCCAGTGACTAGGGTGAATGGGCAATTCCATTTCCATTGTCCAGTTTTCAGGAAATGATAATGAATCTTCCGACCAGTCATAAATACCCTCGCCTTTAATGTCGGTATCGGCATGTTTAAGTTGCATAACTCTTGTTGCTTTAAAAATTAATCGTTGAACTATTAATGAGGACCCTCTTGCTTGTACGACTTGAGGTGATATGAAATTCACTTCCTTTTCATATGGTCCCTCATTCTCTAAAAAATCGATTGAGTCCAAATGATACTGGAACCACTCTAATAAATTTTGTCCGCTTAAAAACATATCGTTAATAGTTGTCTCCGGATCCCATATTGCTGGACCACTTCCGAAAATTGCAACAGTGAACTGTCTCCAATCATAAAATTTAAAATACATGTGGTACTTTATTTTCACATTTGAAGAAAGTTTATCATTCTGGAGAAGAGATTTTACTCCGATATCATTTTTTTTGCATTTTTCAATCGCTCTACTTGTAAATCCAGAGTTAGAAAAAATCATCCCAAAGTTTGCGTTTATATCACTCATCTTTGTAATAAAAGCATCAACAACAGGTAGATCTACTTTCGCCTTCCAATCCTTACATTCAATCACACCAAGAAGTTTTCGACCACCTAATTCTCCTCTAATGACAACATCAAACTGACGAGGATGGCCGTATTTATCAATTATTTTTTCATCATGACTAACCAACGAATTAGAATCAATTAATTTTTGAATATCCATCACAGCAATCTCAAATGGAGTTCCACGTTTACTCTTGGCCAACAACCAACACCCTCCCCATAACCTTGTATATCATCTTCCAGTATCAGACAATATATGACTTCGGTCAAGGGCGGAATCCTACTAATCGCACAGATGTCCATTATGTTATGTCGGTTTTGCTGTAGGGCCTGTCCGTAATCCATCTGCACGCTGTGTAGCTTGTGCCGCCCTACCGTTCTCCAGCTTCATCCTCACAAACGGACGTCCTCTATCACAAACGCTGAAATCGCCTCACAGAAGGTCATTAATAGACATGAAAAAAGCACCCGAAGGTGCTACTGCTTACTATTGATGTCCGAATCCCGTTAATAGAATACCAATATTTTTAATCTCAGCAGCTTTATCTATATCTACTTGAGATTTTAATAGAATAAGCTCTTCTTTTCTTGAACGAATGTTATTCAAATATAGACTATACTCCTCATAAGTTTCGCCTTCTTTGATTCCGTCAGCTTCAAGTAGAGTATATATACTTTCCAGAAACTCGTACTTTTCTATCTCGTTAATTAGATTGACATCTTTCTTTGTTTCTCGTCCGTCATCATACTTAACCGTTTCTTCAATGGTATAGAGAGCATTCAACCTGTCGTTTAGTTTTTTGATATGATGCTCTGTAATACGATTGTATTCTTTTGCGTCCATCTTTATCATCTCCCTTTGACATCATACTTCGACATCTAGGAAGATTTTCCCTTCTGGCATTTCACTCTGGAACAAAACTGTGCAGTTCCTTCCCAACGCCCCCATATACAGCCTGTACATTTCTTTGGCTGTTTAGGATTTGCTTGTAGTGAAGGACGGATTTTATACTGTTTTCTCACCATGATCATTTTCCTTTCCCGAATACAAGTAAAGCCATTGGCTCATCTCCCGTTTAGAAATCGAACTAGATTTAAGTGCCGCCTCCAGATCGCGTTTCCATGCTTCCCAACCAACGACATCAATCTTTCGTTCCAGATCAGGCTTCGTCTTACCTATCAATGTCCGAGCTGTGGTCTCAAGCGCTCTACAGATATCCCCGATATTCTTACTTTTGCTATCATCCAGTAAATAAGCGAGCAAGCGCTGTTCCTTCTTATTGAGTCTATATGGTCCTGCGAGAGTACCCGCAACCTCTTCACAGGTCATTTCCATATCATTAAGCTCTGCTGCTATCTCCACTAGAATCACCCTTTCGGCATAATAAAAAAGCCGCCCAATTATGAGCGACTTCCGAGTTATGTATTACGGTGCCGTGCTTTGCTGTATTTTTGCTCCAAAATCATCTATTCCGTATTGGAAGAAGAGATATAGCCCTACCAAACCAACAATTCCAACTAAAAACTTGTGAGCTTCACCTTTTACTCGCAGAATCCGTAAGAGTATCGCAGCTGCGAGCATCGGAAGAAGCAGATACAATCCCAATCCTTCAGCTATGGCCAGTGCCATCGCATTAAATGTTTTACTCACTGAATCACCAAAAATATCCATATAACACCTCCTGCCACTTTATTTCGACAGAAGGAATTAAATTCCTGCAAACATAAGTACGGCGTCCGCTAAGCGTCCGCAGCAAATGCGCTTCGCTCTTTGCTTAAAATCTTTATCTCCATTGTTACAGAGGAGAACAACACCATTTTACTGATCCTGATAAATCGAAGTCAAAGCCACTACATCCGATCACAGACAATACGCTCCCGGAAATCTCAACCAGTCTCCTATTTACTCACTCATTCGATAATAGTGGGGGCAGGGATTTGAACCCCGGCTTCGGCCCGTTTCTTGCTGGCGTTGCGTCCAGACACCCCACATGTATAAGGCGATAATTTATTAGATGCGGCTATCGCTAATCCGCCATTCCCGGAATGGGAGATATTCGCCCTCGGCGCTATCGCTCCTCAACAGGCATTATCCAGTTTTTTGTTCGGCACTTACTTAGGTAGCCGGCAACCTCCACGATCCAATCTTTACCCGTCGTGGTCACGGTTATTGGGGGGTAAAGGGAATGACACACCCTCAAGGTTGGAGTAAATAGAAAAGCGAGAGGAGGTACGCCCCGGTTAATGCTACATTGCTGTAGCCGTGCGTGTCACTCTCGCCCGATTTCCACATTACCAATATAGCACGGTAAAATACTCATGTGGTGTTCAGAAAACCCCGTTATTCCGCCATGTTTTCCTTAGTTCCTCTTCAAAATTTCATCGAAGAATCCCATCTGCACTAGGGAGTTTGCTATCATCTTAGTTCCCCTCTCAATGTAACGATCCACGGTGCTGCCTGATGCGTAAGTAAACAGGATCGTATTGCTGCGGTTATGTCCTTCAATGAAGCGAGCTTTAATCACCTTCTTTATTCCCTGGTGCGGGATTAGATTGTATGCCCGGAAGATCATGAACGTATAAACGCGATACCGCTCATACATCCACTTCTGCTTTTCAGTCAGGATCACAGCATTGGCTGTTTTGTCGGCATGCAGCTCGTCCGCACTTAGCCTGCGGGCAACCTCTCCATCAACCGCGACCTGAGCCATTTCTGATTGAAATCCTTTAAAATCCTCAATAAACAAAATCATGTCCCTATATCGTTCGAGATAGAACTCGGTTTCTTCGATTTCCTTGTCTGATGCTTTAGCGAACAGTTCCCCTTGCTCGTATGCCATCGCCATTCCCCTCATTCCCCTTTATGTTATAATGTCAAGAGGAATGCTTTTCACTTTAGGACCCCCGCCCCGGCCAAGGATATGGGGGTCTTTGTTTGCTTATCAAGCGTATCTTCCATTTCGCGGTATCTTACCATCTTCATCAAGAACGACATTACTAAGTATGATTGCTGAAGACTCAGGAACGCCTATGCCACTGTATTCTCCGCTGTTGATGCGGAATCCAACCTTGTCTCTAACTGCTCGGAATGATGCTCCTGAGACTATCGTGCCACGCGCTGTAGTTAGTGTATCTGTAGTTTTAATGATCATCCTCTTCCCCCCCTTATACCTCTGCCTTCTCTAGTAAATCAGGATTTTCATATATATTTCCGACCACTTCTGCTTCTCGACTTAAGTAATCCCGATCATCATCTAGCAAAGGTTGTCCCCCGACCTTGAATGTACCTTCCTCATAGGTGACCACTTCATTGTGATATGTGGTTTCTGTATTTTCCGGCGTTTCGTATAGATCAGGAATTTTAAGAATGTGACTTTGGTGGACTTCCACTCCGTTCCTATCTTCAATATCAGCGAATCTTAGGAATTCAACGTCCATTTCATAATCATAACCATCCTCATCTATTCTCTTAGTATCTGACATCCAAAGACCTTGATAGTAATTAAGGGAATATCTATCGCCAATATGCCTCGGATCGATCATGACCTTCTCTTCTTTATCCCAGAACTTATATTTCAGTCCGCTGCCCATCGTGTATCGTCTCCTTTGATTGGGGTCTCAGCCCCCTTATAAGTTCAGTACAGCCAACCCTGCGGCCGCCATTCGTCTATACTTGGACATTCAGGTTTTCCATTTGCTCTATTGCTTTTCCTAAGCTCTCCAACTTCTCAAAGTTATCTTTCGCTTCGTCTATTTGCTTATCTCTAACTTGGTCGGCAATCAACAAGCGCAAACTATCATATCTATCCTTGAGCTTATCCAAGGTCTCTATCACGTCTTTTAATTTCACTAAGTTCATGAGCTGCCCTCCTTGGGTGCTAGGGTATCTGGGTAAAGGGTGCGTAACAGGTTACTTGCAGCAATGTACGCCTCGTTATCATCCGGTTCCAAAACTTCTTCGAAATCTCCGAAGGTCATGTATCCCCGAGACTCTTCAAAGTCGTACCTGAACATTGACAACATAAGTTCCAGCGCCTCTTTCATCCGTTGTTCCCTTTCTCCACGCTCTTTGGCTTCTTGGAGCCAGTAAGGAAGGGCTTCACCCATTTCGATCTGTAATTCTTGATTGTTGGTCCAGTCGAATTCGAAAGTCCCTTTCATCATCTCCATATCCTTTTGCCAGTCCCTTTGTGTCATTGGGCTTCCTCCCCTACCTCGAAATGTTCTGAACGATACAATACTCCGTCAATCAGTAGCCATCCGGGCTTGTAACGGCTAGCCTGATATTCCTCACCAATCACAAGGTCGTAATTGTTATGCCACTTCGCATAGCGGACTTTCATCTCTTATATCCTCCTTGTGGGAGAGGAGGGCTATTACCCCTCTCTGTCCCTGTATCTTCGTACTATTCATTAAGAATTTCAGCTAAAGAGTTATAGCTACTTCCTACAAAAAATAACTTTCCATCCCTATAAGCTGACCAGACATGATGCGGCTGCCGCCAATTAAATATTATTTTTTCACCTTCATATACAACTTCTTTATCACCAAAAACTTTATTTTCATTTGGAGTCATTTCTAGTAATTGCTGCTGATAACTTACTTCAAACAGATCAAGTTGCATAAGTTCCACTCCTTCACAGTTTGCGTCTCCTTTGTCATATCCTTTGGGAGAGGAGGGATACTCCTACTCCCTTAATGATCTGAATGATCTCTTACGGCTCGCGCCTATTCGGTCGTTACGATGGCCTACGGCCGTTTCTTCGTACTTCGCGTTACTCAACATCAAATTTGCCAGACTCAATTTGTCTGATCATGTCAGTCAGAACAGTTTCTCGCCCTAAGTAGAATCTGGTTTTTCTTTCGTTAAACTTTTCCTTTATGCAAAAATCGGCTTCCTTTTTCAGAGATTGCAATAGTTTCTCTTTATCTATCTGCAATTTTCTCTACTCCTTTCGCCCCCTGTAGCGTGATATATGCCGCCTCTGCCCTCTCTCGGGGGCTGGCGTTGAGTAGAACAGACACTTCTTTTCTTGCAAGTGGAGCCATGATTTTTTTCCATTTCGCGATTTCTAGATTACGTACATAACCAACACTATCTACCTCTATAGCCTTTGCCTGTACCTCTAGGCTAGCAGCAGGGTCATTGCAGTAGTTAGGAACGTCAGCCCATGCTTCAAGCTCCGTCTTACGTTCTCCGCCGAATACAATTTCCGGATATCCATCAGGAGCTGTTAATTCAAAATAGCATCTCTCTGCAACATCCTTGTCATAGTGGTAGATTGTGTACCCCATCAAATCAGCCAGTGCCCGGTTAAGCTGCTGGTCTGTCTAATCCTTTACCTGTGTCATGACTTACCCTCCCCGGTCAATTCAATTACACAGTCATTGCAAAGGTATCCTTCTTCTTTACCTTTGGCATCCGGTATCGTATTCTCTGTTTCAAATCCACATCGTGGGCACTGTGTCATGACTTGTCGCTCCCTTCCTTAAACAGTTCACGTGCTTTACTTCCTCTGTCGCTCGTAACCATTGATTGACCTCTACCGAAGCTTGGCAACTCCCAATGTTCTTGATTAGCATAGAAATTCAGTACCTCCCGTTGCCGGGCTATGGTCTGCTGTGCCTCTGCTAACTTAGTGTCGCGTTCTCTTAGCTTCTCATTAACACGTTTTTGCGTATCATCTCGGTTAAATTCAAGTGACTTAACATACAGTTCGAGTTTCCCAATACGTTGTTGTGACTCTTCTAGAGCAGCCAGCAAATATGTGTACCAAATTCTCATTATGTTTAATGCGTGAGTTGTGACTTGAGCAAATCCAGTTTCGTGCGATTCCCGAATCATTCCGTCAATAACCGCTAATTGGACAGCATTCTTATCTAGCGTACCGCTCATGCCCCCACTCCTTCCCAATTCCAGAGACCTTGCTGTCCCTTTGCTGGGATGGGCTCGGGCAGCTGATTAACGTCTACCAGTTCCCAGGCGTAGCGACCTTCAGAATAATCACCAAAATGAAATTCATTAATCGCTCGAGTCATCCCGAACATTCGATTCCCGGCGCTCAAAACATGAGTTTCTTTAACTGGAACATCTGCTATCCCGATAACGCCCCAGCACTCTGTAAAATTGCATGTAGCAATTACCGCACCAGTAGGAAGGTTTTCTTCCGTATACCCATGTCGCTCCAGCGCTTTGCGGATTTCAGGCTCCCGACAGGCATCCTTGTCTATCTTCTTGCCAGCATGGATTGCCAACTCACCTCTATGCTTTGTAGCCCAGCTACGTGTTTCAAATTGTTTCTCGCCAAGAGCTATAAGCGTTGCCCAGGGCTGTATGATGGTTATGGTTTTCAACTTTTCCCATCTCCTTGTTAAGCTGAGTTAATTTTTTTGAACAAAGTACTCATAATGGTTCTTGTGAAAAAAACAAATTCAATTCCGAGGAGATTACTATGAATAAAAAAATCATTAATTGTTTCGATTTACACTATGACCGTGATTGTGATGATAATTGCTTAGAATTATTGAAAGAGCTTTGCACATTCCTAAACTCAATAGACAAGCAATTCATAATAACCAAAAGCTATTGGATCGAAGAACCATTTAAACTCGAAATCAGTGATAAAAACGTCGCCAAAGGTATAGTTGATTACTTCAATTTTCATCCTTCACACTCAAGAAATTACTTGAGCTTTTTATGTGCACTTACTGAAATTCTTTGTGAAGACGCAGAGGGTGATTAACCCTCCTCGATGTTCTCTCCATTCCAAGTCCTATTGCATTCTTCCCAAGTCGAGTTTTCGTTGATCCACTCTGAGTCAGGATTCTGTGGTGGATCATTCTCGACTGCTTTCCCCGTAATGTCGTGCAGATCACGGATGTATACTTCGATATCACGGAATTCGTAATGTCCGCGTCGGTTGGAATAGTGATTGCGAGTCCGGACGACTTCGGCTGAAGGGAAACGTGATTCAATCAACTCAATCAGCCTTTTTCGGTTATTGTCATTGTCTATCAAGTGAGGATCATTTCCGTGTGTATCAAAACCAATATCCCAGCCCTCTTCGTGTAATTGCTGAAGCCTACTTTTATGCTGCGCCTTATCCGTTTCCGGAGTCTGGCTGAACATTGATCCCATGTACCCGAGCAAGAAGCAGAACTTCGCTTTATAGATTCCATAATCCGTAAATCCCGCATCTGATACATGACGGAAACCGTGTTCTTTCCACCACTTTGAAACAATACTTGTTAGATAGTGAATCTGTTCTTTCAGACCATCAACTGGGCGGGATTCTCCCATTTGCTTCTCTAATTCACGAATCCGCTCATTTGACCGCCGAATCTCACGGTGCCGTTCTTCTTTCTCTTTCGTCAAAACACTCTCATATCCGAGTTGCTTGGCAATGTCTCCGAAATGACTTTCAATCAAGCTAGGAAGAATTCCAGCCATTTCTTGAGAAAGGTTATTCCCACTGATCCATTCATGCAACTGCTTGGCAGCAAAGAATAAATCTTTCGTCGATTTAAGAACAACCGCCTTTTCGTCCTGGTTAAAAGTTACAATTTGCATTTGAGTCATGTTCGTTTATCTCTCCTTATGGGCTATGCCCTTATGATGTCTTTGTAAAATTAATGTGCTCTCTCTTTTTTGGTAAAAGTTATGAGTTTCGGAAATACTGTTACAAAAGGAGGTTGACCTTTTGAAGAAGAAGATTTCTGTTGGTATATTGTTAAGCAGCCTTTTGCTGTCTCCTAAAATTAGTGCTAACCCAGATGACCAGGAACTGCTCTGTAAGCAAGCTCTCCTCAACGCATTGAATCCTACTATCAGCAACGCAGTAAATGGATATTATGGCTCTCCCCAGCAATTTGGCATCTATGACGCAGAGGTAATTAAAATCGAACGTGATCAAAATGGAGCTTTCTTATTCAATGTAACCGTCAGGGTCAAAACTTTTACAGGCCCTCATAATCCCCCATATGGTATTGAGACAATGACTATAGCGATTGATTCGGCATATCCCATGGTGATTGACTATAAACATCAAGATGAGAAATAGAATTATTTTTTAAAGGCGGATGCCCTAATGGTATAGGTTCTGGCGGTCCTGACTATCAGAGACACTGATGCGGTAGTACACATGAGATATGGTCCTACTGGTGCGAACAATACCGTTGTTGCCGAACATCCCCCGTCAGTGGAGTATTCACTAGTAATCAACGATGATCTCCTTCATCTTGAATACACCGCCTTTATTTTTTTTCGAAAACAACCCATTCTAAACAATCCTGGACTTACTCCAAAACCCTTTAGTGCCGGTGTTAGCTGCTTTATTACGTTTCATTAAGAACTCATAATGTCTAGAACCGTACTTCTCGATCTGATCATTTCGATTTTGAATGATATCAGCGATCAGCTTATCGGAGTCATCTGTGCAGTAAAAATACCGGAGGTACCGATCAAGCTCAACATAACTGCGATCGATATTCTTTAGTAAGTTGAAACGATTGGAGACGTCACGCTTGCCCATGTGATCACTGATTCTGACGCTATTCGCCACGCCGTAATCGAACTTGAGATAAACACTGTTAGTGGTGTAAGCGTCGTATCTCTGAACGGTTATACCTCGTGCCTTAACGGCCCGAGTAATCCGGTCCGCCAGCTTTCGAATCGATTCATCTTTTGTATGTGATTTGCCCATGGGCTTGCACCACCTTCAGCTCAGCCAATTCCGACGAGTATTTATAAAATGCTGCTGCATCCCAGTTATCGAGTGCTAGGTCAATTTGTTCTTGCAGCTGCTCAATCCGATAATTACGCACAGCTGTCTCCCAAACCACTTCGATGTAAGAATTCAAGGCCAGTGCATAGAGTCCAATAAAGAACATGCTGTGGTCACCTCCTTGTAAGAGAAGAAGCAGCTATTAAGCTGCTCCTCCGCTACTTTTCATTTTCTTTGCTGCTAGCTTCCGGTATACGTTATACCGCGATGAAAGCTGCCCACTCGTCATACCATTCTCATTAGCGATTTCCCGCCAAACCTTATTTTCCTTAAGTCGTTTCTCCAGCAGGTCGGGGAATGGTACAGGTTGACCGTTATACTCTACTTCAGCAAAGATCGGACGTTCTGCGAGAATAAAGGCGTCAAGCTGTTCCTTGTCAACCTCATCAGCCTCATCTTCTTCAGATGATGGTTGCCCTTCACTACCTGCAGGATCGCCTGCCGGCCGGCCGCTATCTGATTCCCAATCAGGCGTGAATCCATTACCTTCTTCGTTTTGAATGGATCCGTCTACTTCTTCAATGACTATGTCTCCTGACTCATCTTCAGCAGAGCCGCCATCCTCAGTGACTGGAGCAACCTCTGCTGCTGCGGAAGGAGCTACACCCTGGGACTGCATCCACTCATGCCAAGCTGCTGCGGAAGGAGCTACACGCTTGCGATATTCATCAATCTTCTCGACGATCTTTCCACTACTGATTCCGAGCTCAGAAGCGATCTTCATGTATGTTTCACCACTGGCCAGCCGGTTCGAGAAGGAGACAAAGTCGTAATCCAAATCTTCATACGTTGGAGCCAAACCTGACTGGATAAATTCTTCAATTACGGATAGGTCAATTTCTGCCGGCTGTTGTTTGATCTCAATCTTCTCAGCGGGTAGGCCCAAATCCATTGATAGTTGTTCGCCTTCTGGCTTAACCTCGGAGACAATACCGTTGTCCACCTTATAGGTTCTAATAGGCTTCTCCGTGCGTGCATTAATCTCAATGTTGTAATTCACAACCGTTGAATCAAAGGACGCTGTAACCTTATCTCCAATCATTTCATGCAGCCATTCAATCTTTCCGCGAAGTTCTTCGCCCGAAACGCAAAGCAAGATGTTCACATCACCGTCTGCCTTCAAATCAACCTTTTTAACAAGCCCCTTGAAATCAAGATATCCCATGATTACGCAACTCCCTTAATATGTTTTTGGTGGTAAGCCCAGCAAAGCGCCAGAGCATCGGAAGGATCGAACAGTCGTTGCTGAACGTCACCCTTCTTGTATTTGCCCTTAGGATCATTTGTTTTGTAGAGTACAGGTACGGCCAATTCGTCATAATCCAGGTTAAACAGCATCTGCATTTCGACAGCTACGGTCTCCTTGTCCGCGTTTCCTTTACCGGTCTGCATCTTCAGTTCAGTTGGACGGATATGAGCAATTTTAATTCCAAGATGCAGAGCAGCCAGAGTGACCATGGAGAATGCTCCGACCAAGGCCAGAACACTGTTTGCATTTTTGAAGTGAACCGGACGCTCCAGGATAACCAAATTCGGTTGCTCCTGTTCAATCATCCGGAAGGTATCTTGATAAATGGCGTCCAACACATCCGGCATAGCGATCTTACTGAAATCCCGCAATCCTAAATCAATTGACTTGCCGTTCTCCATCGTTGCCCAGCCTTCGTAATTTGTGCCGTGGTCTATACCCAGAAGCTTCATTATCAGTTCCTCCCATCTCTCTGCGCGGCTTCATTTCAGTGTCCAATACATACACTGTACCGATGACATGCCCACGTTTATCAAATACAGCGAAGTAATACTTCTGCTGGAATAAAGGGTCAATAGGTTGATCAGGAATCAACTAATCTCACCCCGCTTTCCCATTACCGTTTCAAACTCAGCAATACCCTCGTCAATTTCTGATGCACCTAGCTCCGCAAATTCAGAAAGAAGTATGTTACGATCAGGTACCAATCCAGTATGAGTGTACTGAGTAACCATGTAGTGATACACGTGCCAGTAGTTCCAGGCACCCATCACACTGCCCTCCTGATCGTCCGCAACTTGCTAGAGTACCGATTAATCAGTACTAACTGAGCGTACGTATCCCGCTCTACTAGCCAATTCTCAGCAATCAATCCTGCTTCCTTGATTTCCTGTTTCTGCCGGCGTGTTGGTCGTTTCCCCTGCTTCATCCCAATCTCCCCTTTACTGCGCCTACTTGCGCTTATCAATGTCTTTCGGTGGTTCAGATTCAGTGTTATGAGCTCTGTCATAGTTAACGAATTTGTTGAACTGTTTCAGGAATATTAACTCAGCCGTACCAAGTGGACCATTCCGCTGTTTGGCAATGATGATCTCGATGATGTTCTTCTTCTCGGTTTGTTGGTCATAGTAGTCATCCCGATACAAGAAAGCTACGATGTCAGCGTCCTGTTCGATTGATCCAGATTCTCGCAGGTCTGAAAGCATTGGTCGTTTATCCTGGCGCTGCTCTACACCGCGGCTGAGCTGAGACAGTGCAACCACTGGAACATCAAGCTCCCGGGCGATCTGCTTCAGTGTCCGGGAAATCTCAGACACCTCTTGTTGTCGATTCTCATTTCGCTTGCCGGCACCAGAGATTAACTGAAGGTAATCGATCAAAATTAAGCCTAGTCCCTGCTGCTTTTTCAGCCTGCGGCATTTGTTTCGGATCTCATGGACGGTCAGCGACGGTGAATCATCGATAAAAATATTACTATTGCCTAAGATGCCGATCGCCTCCGCGCCCTTCCTCCAATCGTCTTCAGCGAAGTCCGCTGTCCGCATATGGTTAGCGTCTAAGTTCGCTTCCGCACAAATCATCCGTTGTACTAACTGTGGCGCCGACATCTCTAAGCTGAATATTGCAACGGTTTCCTTTGATCTCACTGCTACGTTTTGAGCGACATTCAGAGCAAAAGCTGTCTTCCCGACGGAAGGCCGAGCTGCTACTATGATCAAATCGCTTTTCTGAAAACCAGCAGTTAAGCGGTCAAGATCAACGAATCCTGAAGGAATACCGCTAACGCCGTTCTCGGCCTTATTGGTGGCTCGATGCTCCATATCTTCGTAGACCGCAACAGCTACCTCGCCAATCCTCTTGAACTCTTGTTTTGGTGCGGCTTGATCAGACAAGCGCAAAGCATTCACCTGTGCTGATGCCAGTACTTGAACTGGATTTTCGCTCTCGGATGCCATCTGCGCTTGTTCAAGACCCGTTCGAATCAATTCGCGGAGAAGGTGCTTCTCTTTCAGAATCCCGATGTAATAGTCCACGTTAGCTGCGGTAGGAACACCTCTGGCAATATTAGATAAATAACTAACACCGCCAATCCCTTCAAGTTGCCCGTTGTCCTGAATCCTAGAAGTCAGAGTAACCAAATCGATCGGCTGACCTTCCTCGGCGATCTGTTCCATAGCTTCGAAAATAAATCGATGCTGCGGGTTATAAAACGCATCGATCGGCAATTCCAGCATGGCTTCAAGAGCATCGCCTTCCTTGTCGATTAGCACTGCGCCCAATACAGCAGCTTCAGCTTCTGAATTATGTGGCATTTTAATGCTGGACATTAAGTCTTGCATAAATTTCCTCCTTCAGCCCGATCGGAGGAGGTACTGCTTCTAGTCTCGATACGTCCATTTCATGCATCAGCTCCTCTGTCTGTCTTCGCATCCGCTCTCGCTCCAATTGCTCTCCCAATCTTCCTCGTATCTGCGAGATCTTCGGGGGAAAGTCACTGGTCATGAAGTGCTTCCGAAAGTTTGACTCAGCCACCTCGTATGGAATGTCCTTTAGAACATCGAGATCCTCCTCCACTGCTTGTAGGCTCGCGTCAAAGTTGCTATAACGCTTCTTGATTGTCTTGTACAGCTTAGCGACTTCCAGCTTGTTCACGAAGCTCCTCCTCCTTGATGAATTCATCCAAATCGTCAATTTCCTGTTGTTGCTTGCTCTTCGGACGCTCTCTTGAGGCTCCCAGGGCGACTGTTCCCTGCAGTGAAGATACAGGGGGAGTTAGGTACCGCTCAAGAAATGAGGACAATTCATCCCAACAGCCAAAAATCACGGTTTTGCAATATGAGAACGTCCGGATCTTATCCGAAGGTCTCCTCCGTTTGGCTTTCTTTCGGGCAATTGCCAGATCGATGAAAAAGTATACGAGATCCAGCGGCATGGCCTCGTTCGCAATCTCACGAACATGTTCCCAATCGGAAGGTACGGGACTAATTAGCCCGTTACGTTGCATGTAATACTGCTCGATTTGAAGGACACGTTGCTCGACTGTCGGTTTATCAAGATCTATTTGGCCTGTGGAGACGGCACCCACAGCGGCGGTCAGCACCCCGGATCTTGAACTCAACTCTTTTTGATCATCTTCTTCCAAGCCATTAATCCATCTATCAATCAATATCTTTGTAATATCTTTATTAGATCGGACATTTTTGTCCTGGAGATCGGACATTTTTGTCTGATCACTAGGGGTAGAGATCGGACATTTTTGTCCTTTCTCCCCCTCAGATCGGACATTTTTGTCTGATCTCTCAATAGCCCATTTTTTCGAGTTATGAACATTGATAATAAGTCCGTAAGGAGCGCGAGTGACCTTTATGTAACCGTGGCTTTCTAAAGTATTCAACCAACGGCTCACGGTCTTCTCAGTAGCTCCGAATGGTTCCGCAAGCTCTGAAAGCTTCCATGGCTTATTCCCGTGGACGATGCCCCAAACAGTTCCGTCCCGTTCCTTCTCGGAAGTGGTGGAGCTGACGCACCATAGGAAAAGCCATATCGCGCTGCCTATTTTCTTGTAGTGTTCTGGCTCCAACAATCCGGAGTACATGGGAAACGGGTAACTGCCATCGGGCATTAAATCATCCCCTAAAAATCATTCATTTCAATCTCTATCATCCTGCAAATAAACTATCGGGTACTTCACCCTCTTGACTGTGAAGCCGGGATAACCAAGAGCAAAATATGCTTTGGTCTCTCTTTTAAACTCTTCATGATCTACCTTCATCAGCTTCCAGATCCGTCCGCCCATCATACTTTGCATCATAGGCTTGTCGTTGATCATCGTTCAGCCACCCTGACAAGTGCTCCGGTAGTCTCTTGAATCTCCTGTTTGAATCGCTCTGCATCACTATTACCGTCAGATAGATGCAGTAGCCAAATCTCCTCAACATTCCGGGTATCATTGGCTTTCAAGAATTCTTTCACGTTTTCCAGCGAGAAGTGTGAGCGAAGTAGCCGCTTCTTCTGTGCTGAATGCAGGTAACCGGAGGCAACCCGTTCGTTGACGATATCTCGGGAATAATTGCACTCCACCATGATGTGAGTAAGGTCTTTGAAGCGATGCCGGCAATAGTAGGTATCAGTCAGGAAGACTAGTTTATCTCCCTCTGTATTGGCTAGCAGGAAGCCTAGCGGCTCCTCCACATCATGCTGAATATCAAACGGTAGAATTGTCCAAGTACCAATTGTGAACTGCTCCAACGCCTTTATGACCTTCAGACGATGTCCTGACAACCCTCTAGCAGTTGCCGTACCTGCGCTGGTGTAAATGTTTATACCTGCTCGCATAATGTCAGGAGCAGCCTTGCTATGGTCCAGGTGCTCGTGTGTAATGAGGCAACCGGCAATGTCCGACATTCTAAAATTAAGCGCCCGTTGTATCGACTTATAAGGAAAACCGGCTTCCAGCAGAAGTACGGTATGCCCGTCATATATGCGATAGGCATTACCGGCGCTGCTAGAGCCGAGACATTGGATATCAATCATCAGAACTGCATCTCTTGTTCAAGAGGAGGAACATCGTCAGCAAAGCCTTGAGGATCATCAACAGGTTGGTTTGTACTTGGTGTCGGCTGTTGTTTAGCTGGCGGTGGAGCAACACCCGGCTTGATATCAATAACTTCTCTGTTCGCATGCTCTGCGATCTCTGCTCTAACTTCTTCGTTAGTCACATCAACACGCTCGTCATACTCGTTTTCTGTCGAGCGATTAATAGCATCGACCAGTAGGTCGCTGTCGTCACTGGTGTTGATGTAAGCCTTGGCCGCACGGTTGATGACAGTCCGCTTTGCCATCTCTTGTGGGAATTTTTTATGGACGGATTGACTTGTTTTACTCTGACTCCACGATGCGTCAACTTCCTTTTTCGTCATGACGGTAAGGATTTCTTCATCTTCGAGCGTTTTTACCACAGCGTAGACTCCTAGGATTTCATTATCCCTATTTTCAAAATTCGTTTCGTGTTTGACCAATTTTTCGCGTCCGCGAGCAACTTCGTACTCAAACAAATCACCCTTGTAAATCACATTTGCCCAAATATCTTTGACGTTGGACAAACGTTTAAGAACGGCTTGTGTCCCAAAATAGGAGCGATTAAGCTGAAGCTTGCTGCCGTACACAATGAAATAGCATTGTGTCTTGGCCGGACTTAATCCTTGCACAACCATATCCAACAGTGCATTTGCGACAGATTCCCGCGAGCACACCTCCAGCGCAGGCTTGCCATTCTTATCCTGTACCTCCTGGAGTTTGAAGAAGGCGCTTTTTAGCGCATTGCTCGCATTGTAATTCGCTGGCAAGATCAACCCGTCATCCTGCAACCGTGTAAGGCTCCGATTAACATCATCAGTGATGTCCTTTTGAATAATCGCCACCTGATTACCTGTACTCAATTAAATCGCCTCCTGTATAGCTGCCGTCTCAATACGCAGCTTCTTGTCTACTTCACTTACTACTAGCCGAATGACCTGGGCATCTGTATCAATCAGCCTCGTCACTGCCTCGGCATTATCCACGAAGATAGGAGCCGAGAATCCGTAATGCTCACCCAGCGTATTGATGATGTCTAGACCGACATTGATACGAGCCGCATTGTTGAGTCCACCATCATAAGGAACTCCCTTATAAAGGGTGTCGCATACTTCCTTGATCCCGCCGTTGATTTGATCCTCAAAGAGTCGAAAACGTGCTAGCTTGAATTTGCTGTTGATCTTGGCATCCAGCATGCTGACCTTGGTCTTAGTAAATTCCTCGCAGAGGAATAGCTCGTGCTGTAGTCGTTCGTACTCTGCCGCAAGTTCCCGCTCCTGTTTCTCTAGCTCCATCACCCGCATTTGCGCCCGGCGTACACTATCGAATTTAGCGTGATCACGCTCCATTTCTTCGATCTCAACACGTTGCTGTCGAATTACGGAACGGGTTGTTGCTGCAGCTTCTTCACCTGAAGTTCTCAACACTTCAATCTGCTGTTTAACTTGAGTAGCTTCAGCCTGCTTCTTGGCATATTCAGGATCAGTCGTTGGGTCCTTGACACCCATTCGCAGTTCATTCAACTCATTATCAGCACCAGTCAATTCTGTCTGGAGAACTTGAAGTGTACTATTTAGAGTCTCTATTTCTACTTGGAGTCTGGCTGTATCTTTCTCAAACTTCTGAGCATCAGCAACGGCCGCTTTACCAGATGCATTAATGCGTTCTTTACGCTCTGCAAGTTTCCGGTTAAAATCAGCCTCGGCTTTATCATGAGCAGCCTTGACCTGATCTTCAGGTAAGGACTGTCCGCAGGCTGAGCAGTGAGCATCGTGACCTTCAGGGTGTTCGAAGACAAGGCCTTTAAGTTCAGCGAACTCTGTCCGCAGCCGCTCCGCTTCTTGCCTACGATTCACTGTTGAACGTTCATTCTGCTGGATACGCTGCTGTTTATCCTCGATCTCACGACGATACCGATTGACCTCAATGTGAATCCGGTTTACTTCATCTCTCTTTAGCGCAAGTTTATCCAGCACATCTGAATGCATTCGGCTCTTGATGTCTATCAGTTCACTTTCAATCTCACGAAGCCGCTTCTCCTTAACCGCTACCTCACCACCTGAAAAAATCCGAGAAAGCTCGGCCTCCCCTGATTCCACACGATTACGTAGGATCGCGATATCTTCCTTAAGGAGCTCTTCATCATCCAGTTCCGCAACATCCGGCATTTGGCGCTGTACTTCACTAATCCGCACCGGAAGCTCCTTGATCTCCTTGTTAATTACAGTGCATCGGGAAGAGATAACCTTTTTATGCGACTCAAGGTCGCGATCTCCCAGAATACCTGGTAATGAAGAAAGTTCCTTGTTACCGTGAATGACCTCGGCGTCCGTAAGATCACCGCATACTTCCAACAATGTCTTCCGACGGTCTTCCTTCTTCAGTTGTTCATTGAAGTAAGTGGGACTAGTCAGAAGCTTGAACAGATCTTCTTTAATGATAGAATCCACTTCGGTGGCATACTCTCCTTTTTTCACAGGAACACCATCAATGAAGTAATTCGTTTCATGTCCTTCGAACGCATCCGTCGCGGAACCACGTTTCTTAGTCCACTTCTCGGAGAAGACACGACGGAAAGTGCGTCGACGTCCATCGATCAGGAAAACTCCCTCGACCTCATGCTCCAACTTGTGCTGAAGAACCTTCCCTGCTCCATCTAAGCCCTTAATCTCGAAATCAGCCTTGTTTTGACTGTCCTTTCCGAATAAAAGCCAAACAAATCCGTCGAACATAGTGGTCTTTCCAGTAGCATTGTCACCATATACATCAGCGTCCCCGCCATTAGCGGCGAGGACAAGATTCTTTATTCCTTTGAAATTATTGAGCGTCAAGCGCTCCAGAACGATACGCTTCAAGCGATTCCCTCCTCGATTGCCATATTGCATTCGGCAGTTAGAATTAATTGCTGATCAGGTACTTCCGTGTAACGGATACTTTCCAGATAAGTGTGGATAGCATATTCGACTTCAGCCAGTTGATCTGGATCAGCATGTAGCTGAACGGTTCCGGTTTGCTGCCGGATGGATAGTACCAGTGGTGCGTAGTGCGTTGGCGGTACAATTTCAATTTCGATACTCTGCCCACTGATATGCGCAGAAAAGGCTGTTGACATTCCATTCCCTCCCTCTTGTGATGTTTAGCCTTTATCGTGTAAGATAAAGGCAGTGATAAAGCAATAACGCTATTCAGTTTTCAAAGAGCAAGGCGGCCCGTGCGAGGGGTCGCTTTTTTCATTTGATGCGTCAGCCGCATCTCCCAACACCAAACCGGAGGAAGGTTACTTCTAAGGTTCGATGCTGGGAGACAGAGGCCAAAGCCACTGCTCATTCAATTCTTGCTACTTCCAACATGATTGCTTCCTTAAAGTCTGCTGGTAACAATTCAATGACCTCCACCAACTGATCCCACTTCGCGGTTGATTTCACTTTGTTTTGATAATGTTGAAAAACAACTACCTGAGGATAGGTACTAGTTGGCTTCTGCCTCATTTCTTTCACAATCTCTACAGCGGACCACCATTCCTGGCGACGTTTGATGTAAAGTTCTGCAAGGGCTTTAGTGAATTCAGATTTATCTTGTTCTGTCATGCCGCATCCCCCTTGCCTTTACTTCGTTCATCGCGTAAAATGGACGCAACGAGATACTTTAGACGAGTTCTCAACGAGGTCCGCCCTGTCAGGCGGGCTTTTTTCATTTGCACCTTTGCTGCTGCCAGATCTTTCTGATGCAGAGCGATCATCATTTCAAGCCATTTAATGTTGCTTGCTAACTTTGCGGGATCAATAACTTCGGCCTGTTGTTTCACTAACTTCAAATTATGCTTAGCGTTTTTGGCAACGAAGCGAGCATCTCTTTCTAAATCCTCAAGTGTCATTTCAAACCCTCATTTCATGTATTGTTTGGCTTTCAAATCTGCACGATGTTCTTTCCATGTCGACAACCAACTGAAGGAATACTCCTTGCAAAGCACTGCAGCCAGATGGGTCAGCGCCGTAATTGCCTCTACCGTCTCCATCAGCAACCGCTTAATCTGTTTGCGCTCAGTATCGTTAAGTTGCTTATTCGTCTTACTGATTGGCACTTGATCGGATGCTTCTAGGACTTCCTTTACTTCCTCAACTGTCTTGAAAAGTACGCTGGCTCTATGTAGATCAACATTGTCCAGCCAAGGAGCAGAAGCACCGCCGGTGACTTCCGCCGCGGCTGCCATATAGAGTTGACCGTCATCGTAATGCTCAACTGCTGCACTCATGACTGGCTTGGAAGCCTTACGGGTCCCTCTAGCGATTTTCCCTACTAATGAAGCATCTGCATGAACGATAAGTCCCGCCTTTTCCCTGGTGTCACCTGAACGCTTTAATGCTTGTTCTAATGCTGGTCCGAATTGTCCGATTGCCAACTTTTAATCCTCTCCTTTGTCCGGTTTTGCGGGTTATATCGGACAGAGGCCTGATGTATGATGTTCTTAAGCAATTCCCCTTGCCGCATTCCCTGCCCGCCGCTGCCGATACAGCTCGGCGGGTTTTCTTTATCCGAATGCATGTCTGCGTCTTGCTATGAATTCTTCGCCAGCATTCTGATCAATCCATTCGGTATGTTTGTCGATCCACTGTAGTAACAATCCTGTAGGGATCCGAGGATTACCAAATTCACGATTCACCGGGAAATCTGGACGTTTCATGACACTTGTAGCTGTTGGTCTACTGATGTCTAGAAGTTCCATGAACTGCACAATACTAAGTGCTGGAGGTAAAGATGTAGGGACTTGAACGGCATATGTTTCAATTGCGCGAGATACAGCTTTGTCGATCAATTGTTCTAATTCATCAATGCCAATCACGACTACGCCCATTTAGATCACCTCCTTGTTTACGTTCGTTTTACGAGCGTTATCATTAAAAAAAAGTTTGTCTGTACTCACTCCGAGCTTTTTCGAAAGTGATTGAGCTACTTTTAAAGAAGGGTCATATTCACCACGTTCTATATTAGCTAAGTAAGCTCTAGATATTCCAACGCCCGAAGCGAGTTCTTCCTGAGTCCAGCCTTTTCTTTTCCTTGCCTCAATAAGAATAACTCGTTTAAAGTTCAAATTCATCACCTCTTATCTGCTCGTTTATCGAACCTTATATACACAGTATATGTTCGCAATTCGATCTTGTCAACAGTTATTGTTCGTTTTATGAACGTTTATTTTACGAACATCCTAAGTTATTATTGAGACAGGTGGTGATGATGTGGCTTTGTTTAAAGAACGATTAAAAGAACTCCGATTAGAAAGGGGTTTAACTCAAGAACAATTAGCTGAACAAATGGATATTCCAGCCTCTTCAATACGACGCTTGGAAGTCTCAGATTCGATTCCACGAAGAGAGCGACTATTATCTTTTAGTACGTTTTTTGGAGAATCGATTGATTATTTAATGGGGAACACAAATGAGCGGCAAAGAGATAAAAAAGAAGAGAATAATTTTACTCCTACAGAAGAAGAACTATCGAGGGAAAGAACAGAGTATGTAATAAGGGAGCTCGTTAAAAAGTACAATATTGACTTAACTAACCCCCAGGACATTGAAACACTTGAGGACATGATTAAAATTGTTCATCGCAACTCTCAGAAATGATTGTTTCCTCGAGCATTTCATTAATGAAGAAGTAAATCTCCTCAGGATCGAATGGTGACAACTGCTTGACGATTAACATTTTCTCTATAAACTCTTGATCCATAGTTTCACCTTCCTATTCTAGGAGGATTATTTATTCATATTAACATAGGAACTCACGTTCGTAAATGTTCCAAAAAAATAGTATATTTATAAGGTGGCAGTGCGATGGAACTTGTTCCCGTACGCTGTCGCATTCCCGAGTTACTGATCAGAATTAGGAGAAGCCAACCAGCGAACAATAAGATCAAGATTAACCAGCAGTGGCTTGCAGACAAAGTCGGTATCAGCAAACAGCAACTATCTGATTATATCCATTTGAGAGCTGATAATATGACGATGAAGCGTGCTGCGTTAATTGCCTATCATTTAGATTGTTTGGTTGATGACCTGTTTGAATGGGAATGGCGATAGCTGAGTGGCGATGCCGCTCTTATGGAACAAGTACCGATAAATCTGTACACTTTTACTTTTAATCACCTCCATACAAGTCCAATGTGTTGCTTTAATAAATAGTTTAGCAGATTATGCAGGAATATAATGTCGTAAAATGGCGAACGAAAGCGCCCCTTAAACACCATTGAAGGGGTTGACTTCTATGATTATATTTGCTTCATTACATACGCACAGTCCCATCTTTGAATATAATCAACGATCCATTATTTTCAATCGACTCTATCCTTTCAATTCTAGATTCTTGAACTAACGCCGTCCTCCCAATCAATATAAATCCTTGGTCTTTGTAAGCTTCAGCTGCTTCTGCAAGTAATTCGAGATCTTGATAAGAACCATCAGTAGTATGATATGCCAACGTAGAATTTGAATGTTTGGTTCGTTGCCATAAGTCTATGTAATTCACATCTTTAAGATCTACATCCATACATTCAAGTTCATCTGTCTTTTCTATTTGTAACTTCTTTACTCTTCTCTTCATGATGTCTCCCCTGTCGATTCTAGGTGTTTTATAATTTATGATACGACAAAGGGATATCCGATATCATTACATAAAATATTACAGAAGATATTAGACAAATCTCCCAACCGATGGGAATGACAAAAAGGTGATTTTAATGTCTAAGTTGCAAGCTCTGCTATTTGAGAATGTGAACAAAAGAGAAGTATCTGATTTCTGTGAGGGTGTAGGGGAATTGGTTGCTGTAACCGAAAACATGGTTTACTTGGTGAGAGGTGGATTGTTGGAAAGAATGGCTATTAAGACGTATGCTATTAAGTCCATCTCCTCTATTGAGATCAGAAAACCCAATATGTTAACCAACGGGCATTTTCAGATCATCACTAGTGGTAATGCCGATCGGACAAAACGATTTAGCACTGCTTTCGACTATGCTAAAGATGAGAACACCGTAATGGTCAAGGCAAATAGTTACGATCATTTTGTAAGACTTGAACAATTGATATATAAATTCAGAGATAAAGCTCTTGAACCGGCATTAGAAGAAGCTCCTACCACTCAATCTGACGATGTTTTCGCAAAAATTGAAAAGTTAGCTAGCCTCAAAGAAAGAAATATTATCACAGTGGAAGAATTTGAAAAGAAAAAAGAAGAACTACTGTCTCAAATATGATGGACGAACCTTTTCAACATGGGTACGAATACACCGAAAAGTTTCTTATCGAAGAATCTAAGAAGGTTGTTCGCGATCCTTGCAAGCTTCACTTTATGCTTGAAGGCTTAGTTATCTTTTATCTTCGTTATATGTATTCGCGTCAAGATGCCGCAAGGAATTTCATCCTTATGTGCCGTAAAGACATAGAGCTTTACTACCGGTTCTTAAACGCTTGGTGTCTGCAACGCCCGAATGAAGATCCACCTACTGATCCTATCTCCTTTAGAGAACTTACCCTTTTTTATGAGAACAAAGGTAGGTTCAGGGAGGCTCTAGATATTTGTCATGCTGCTCTCCATTATGGCGTAAGAGACTATACCCTTGGTGGGTATGTCACAAGATTAACTAGACTGGAAAAGAAATTAGAAAATCAACTGAGAGAGAATTAAGCAAAAGAAAATTTATAAGGGGGATCTGCTCATGGCTAGCGTCTTCAAAATACCCGCAAAAAACAAACAAGGCTACAAGTGGAAGTGTGTTATGGAGGGTCCTCCTGATCCAGTGACAGGCAAACGCCAACAGGTACCGAGAGTGCGTGATACCCAGAAGGAAGCCATTGCGGCAGCTCAGGCTGTTGTGGATCGTATGAAGGGTGGAACGGATACTAAGCGAGCAAAGAAAATGAAATTCAATGAAGCTGCTGAAGAATGGCTGGAGACATATTCAAAGAGCGGTGTTAAAGATAGTACAATAAAAGTACGTATTATTGAAATAACTATACTCAACAAATACCTTGCGAATGTAAATATCGATAGCATAACGCACCATCAGTATCAAAGAATACTAAATGATATGGATAAAGATGGTTATGCAAGAAATACAATATTGGGAGCACACTCAACCGCAAACATGATTTTTAAATGGTGTCTTCGAATGAAGTTTCGAATAGACAATCCAGGTAATGATGCAGTAGTACCTGTGAAAAAACAAACCATAACCGAAATTAAAAAAAATGCAATATCTGAGAAATATTTAGATAGAGCTGAAATCGAAGAATTCTTAGAGGCCTTAAAAGAGCATGGTCTTCAGGATGATTTCGAAACATTTTATTTTTTGTTGTTCACAGGAGTACGTCCTGGGGAGTTTTGTGCTTTACAATGGTCTGATATTGACTTTGAATCACGAGAATGTCATATTTTTAAGACAATTTACTATCCCAAAGGAGTTAAAGGTGCGTTTGAATTAACACCACCAAAGACCTCAGGGTCTATTCGTATATTTGATCTAGATGAATTTTTAATCAACATGTTAAAAAATTTGAAGGTTAGACAACAAGAAAGAATTAAACGTTATAAAGAATTACATGAGGATTACTATGACGGCGACTTCATTTTCTCGTATGACAATGGTTGGCCCTACATCCAAGATAAAATTATAGATCGTATGAGACGGCTACTCAAAAAAACAAATATAAAGAAAAACGCCACTCCTCATATTTTCAGACACACTCATATTACGATGCTAATTGAAGCGAGCTTAGTTACTAATTCACAAATTGATTTAAAAACAATAATGAGGCGTGTAGGTCATGAAGATGCTAAAACTACGTTGAAAATTTATACACACATTACGGAACAAATGAGAAAGAACACAGCAGACAGGGTGCGGATACACTTTAATAACATCTTAAATCCTACCAATTTGCCGGAAATGTGA